TGGCATTGAACTTAGGATTTACAGGATTCCGTAGAGGTTACGATTTCTACAAAACAGACTGGAAATACTTAAATGCTGCTGACTTACGTGGTGGTATTACAGGTGGTGCAGTTAATGGTGTTTTAGTTCCTGCTGGTACAACTTCAGTTTATGACGAAGTAGTTGGTAAAAACATGAAACGTCCATTCTTACACATCCGTTACCGTGCTAACGAAGCTGAAGACAGAAAAATGAAAACTTGGATCACTGGGTCTGCTGGTGGTGCTACAAATAGCTCTTTAGATGCTATGGAAGTTCATTTCTTGTCTGAGCGTGCATTATGTACTTTAGGAGCTAACAACTTTGTTATCTTCCAAGACTAAGAATAACTTTAGAGGAGGGCATCAGTGTCCTCCTCTATTTTTTTTTGTAAATTATAATTAAAATTAAAATGAAAAAGAAACAAGTAGAAAAAAAAGATAGAACTTATCTTTTATGTGGCGACTTACAGCCATTAGCATTATTTATCGCATCAAGAGACTCTCAAACAAAGAGATTGTTGTATTACGATGAAGATAATCAAACAAATAGAGCATTAAGATATGCAAGAAATCAGAAGTCTGTATTTATGGACGAGCAGGATGAAAATGTTATCTTAGAGCCAATTGTATTCCAAGATGGAGTATTAGATGTTCCAAAAACAAACCCAGTATTACAAGAGTTCTTAAGCTACCATCCAGGTAATAAATTAAATGGAGGTACTTTATTCTATGAATATGATGCAGAAAAACAAGCATCTGATTCGGTAGAGAAATTATTCAGTGAAGTTGATGCGTTGATTGCAGCTCGTGAGTTAGATTTAAACACTATGCTTGCAGTTGGTCGTGTTTACCTTAATGGTGATGTTGATAAGATGTCATCTACTGAGTTGAAAAGAGATATCTTAGTATTTGCTAAGAACTATCCAAATGAATTCTTAGATGCTATTAATGATCCAGACTTAAGTATTAGTAATATTGCATCAAGAGCTATCAATGAAGGTTATGTAACATTCAGAGGTGGTAAAGATCTTTACTACAACTTAAAGGACAATAAAAAGAAAATCCTTACAGTTCCATTCGGTGTAGAGCCAAGTGACGCGTTGATGACGTGGTTACATTCTGACGATGGAGTTAAGCTATATGAATATCTCCAAAACGAATTCGGAGAAATTTAAAACTACAAATTAGGCACTATCTACATAGTGCCTTTTTTATTATCTTTGCATATAAAATAATTCAGATGATTGATAACGTAAGAAATACTGTTCTATCTATATTAAGCAAGGATAATCGTGGTTACATCACTCCAATGGAGTTTAACCTTTATGCTGACCAAGCTCAAAAAGAGATATTTGAGAGCTACTTCTATCAATATAGCGGTGCTATAAACAGACAAAATGCACACCTTCACGGTGATGATTATGCGAATATTCCAGGAAGAATAGAGAATGTAATTGATACATTTATTGTTCCTGATTTTCTTCTTAATTATGCGTCTCCATATTTTGAATATCCATCTGATTATTACAAGATGAATAGAGTTATGTCTGTAAATACAGGCACAGAGGTAGAGAATGTAAGTATTAATAAGATACATATGTTAAATACTTCTAATCTAACAGCTCCTAGCGCTATATATCCTGTTTACACAATGGATAATACTGGTATTAAAGTATATCCAGACATATATAGTACAAGTGATATTTCTGCTGATTACATTAGATATCCTAAAGCTCCGAAATGGACTTATGAATCTATAGGCGCTAATGATCCTATATTTAATCAAAATGCAGCGGATTATCAAGATTTTGAATTACCAGAGAGTGATATGAATAACTTGATTGTTAAGATATTACAATACGCTGGATTATCAATCAGAGAGACAGAGGTAGTTCAAGCTGCTAAACAGGAAGAAATACAAGATAAACAAGAAAAGATTTAATAGATGCCAAATTTAACTCCACAACAATATTATAGTGACTCTGATAATTGGGGTGATTATCAGTATGTAACATTAGCTGATATAGTTAATAACTTTATGTTGATGTATGTAGGTAATGATAAAATGGTTGCTAACGTGAAGCGTTACCAAATATTATTTCATGCAAAACAAGCTATCAAGTTGCTTAACATTGATGCATTCAGATCAGTTAAAGTATTAGAGCTTAAGGTAGCTGAAAATTTGAAATTTATATTACCTCAAGACTATGTTAATTATGTCAAGATTTACACTGAGCATAAAGGTGGATTGAGATTATTAGCTGAGAATAGAAGACCTAACTCTGCGGTTCATTACAATCAAAATACTGATGGTACAATTATATTTGATCAAGATGGAAATGCAGTTGAGTCTACATCTGAATTAGATTTAACTAGATTGACTCAATCTCTTTATACAGGTCCAGGTCCGTTTAATGGGGATTATGGTTACTTATTCGATGATAACTGGTATTTCACTAGAAATATTGGTGGTAACTATGGTATGCAGCCTGATGAGATTACAGCTGGTCCTACATTCAGAATTCAGAATGGTGTTATTGACTTCAGTTCTAATGCAGAGAATCACACAATTGTATTGGAGTACATATCTGACGGAATGGAGAACGGTGATGATTCATTAGTTCAAGTAAATAAGTTAGCTGAGGAGTTCGTATACAGATACATCAAGTGGTGTATTTTGAATTCTAAGTATGGAGTTCCTATGTATGAAAAGAAATTAGCTAAAGATGAGAAACAAGCAGAATTTAGAAATGCTAAGATACGTATGAGTAACTTACATCCATCTAGATTATTAATAAGCCTTAGAGGTCAAAACAAAATAATTAAATAATGGCTACTATCAATAATAACTTCTTATCTGGATTAATGAACAAGGATCTAGATGAGAGATTAGTTCCAGATAATTCATACAGAGACGCGTTAAACATTGATATCGATATATCAGAAGGCTCTAATGCTGGTTCTGCACAAAACAAGTTAGGTAATACTAAGATAGGTGACCTAGAGGCAATTACAGGATTTGATCCTGTTGCTGCTAACGCTAGAACTATTGGAGCTACTACAAATGAGCGAGATAACGTAATCTATTGGTTGATTGCTTCTGATGAATTTGATGGTGTCTATGAATTTAGCGAGGAGACTGGAACTATAGTTAGAGTATTGCAATGCAATAAGTTAACTCCATCAACTCCTAGTAAATTGAATTTCAATAAGGATTTTATTGTTACAGGTTTTAACTTCGTTAATGGATTCTTATATTGGACCGATAACTATAATCCTCCAAGAAAGATAAATATATCTAGAGCTAAATCTTACTCTATAGATGACGATAGAATTGATGATGACATTGATGTTATATTAGAGCCACCATTAACTTCACCTACAGTTAAGTTATCAAACGACATAGATAAGCCAAACAATATTGAGGAGAAGTTTGTTTACTTCGCGTATAGATATAAATATATTGATAATCAACTAAGTTCATTGTCTCCATTCTCAGCTGTATCATTCAATCCTAAAGATTTTGAATTAGACTTTGCTGCTGGAAATAATAAGTCAATGGTTAACAAGTTTAACACAGCTACTGTTACATTTAAGACAGGAAATAGAAATGTTAAAGAGATTCAGTTAATAATGCGTGATACTAGAAATATCAATGCAAGTTTAGTTGAGACATTTAATAAGCAAGATTTGAATATAGATGATAACTCATTTTATTCATTTGCTTTTAACAATAACAAGACATATACGATAATCACACCAGATCAAATAACTAGATTATATGATAATGTTCCATTAACAGCTAAGGCTCAGGACTTTGTTGGAAATAGAATTATGTATGGTAACTATACTCAGTTTCAAAATATTGATGAGCCAATAAACTTAAATCTTAACTATACATCTGTAGATAATACTAGTTTAGATGCTCCTATTCAGACATTTAAGTCAGATAGAGACTATGAGGTTGCTATAGTTTACTTAGATAAGTATGGACGTATGACTACTCCGTTAACATCTGAGAATAATACTACATATATTCCACCTACAAAATCAAACAAAGGTAATAGCTTGCAGTTGGAGATTAAAAATAATCCTCCTTCTTGGGCAACAAATTATAGAATATATATCAAACAGAATAAGGGAGATTACTATAATATTTTCCCACTTTATATGTATGTGTCTGGAGAATACAGATACTTCTTAATTAATGAATCAGACAGAGACAAAATTCCTGTTGGAGATTACTTGATTTTTAAATCTGTTTCTAATGGTCCTACATTTTCTAATAAAAAGTATAAAGTTTTAGAGCTAAAACCTCAACTAGATAACTTTGAAGGAATTCAAGGCGCTCAGGCTGGCTTATATTTTAAAATAAAAGCAACTGGTAATGCTGATTTATCGCAAGCAGGTTTACTATTGTTCTATAAAGATGGGTATGGAGCGGATTCAAATATTAATTCAGCTATACCTGCACTACAACCTGGTTTTCATGGAAACGTGGCATATAATGAATATCCTATTTATTATGGAGATAATAGTATTAATACTAATATTTTATCATTAGTATCTCAATCTAGTACCCAGCCAAATGACAGAAGAGTTACTATTAAAGCTGACTCAGCAACTACATTTGTTTGGACTGATTCTGTAAATGGAAGCACTGGATGGAGCTCTCCTATACCTATAGTATTAAATACACCAATTCAAGTTTGGACATTTTTTGAAGTAATATTTAGTAATTATCCAGTATTGAATGATACATGGAAGATAAATATTAGAGGATTTAATAACAATCTTAATACATTAAACTACTTTGGAGGAACTGGTTTAGGTGGAAATTATCCGTACATACCATTAGCTCCAGACCACGATAATGATTTTGAGATTTTACCTGGAGATATTATAACAATATCTATACAACAATCTCCATTTAATAGTTTTTCTTATTCTAAAACATTTTATGCAAATGCACAATACGATAATATAGAGGAATGGTTCATTGAGTCTGGAGAATACTTAAACTTTGACACTCAAATAGCTGGTAATTCAGGTAATATATCATTTAGAAGAGGATATTTTTATAATCCTACATCTGCTATTCAGTATTCTATTTTATACGGAGAATATCCAAACCCTTCATATCCAGCAAATGCATCATCTACATTTGATTACCCAGTTCATATGATAATAAGAATGGAGGATGCATCAGGTAGTGATATAAATAGAGCTTCAGGAAGTATTTCAATTAAGAGATCTAGCAATATAATAATAGCTGAGACAGCTCCAAAAGAAAGAGATATTGATATTTACCATGAGCTTTCTAAAACATTCAATATATATAATGGTAAACACCTAACAAGATGGAGCTATAAGGATTATACTTATAATTCTCAAGGAACAAATCTGGGTCAGTTATTACCAGGTTCACCACCAACAGCAGGTGAATTCCCCCATGGATTTGAGGTTGGTGATGAAGTTTATGTTTCTTCAAGTAACACTACAATTATACCTAGTGCTTACTACGAAGTACTTGATGTAATTGATCAGTACAATATTGTAATTGCTCTCCCATTCCCTGGATCAGGACCTGCAATACCAGGAACAGTTTCTTACAACTCATTTGATGTTAACCAAACTAATTCAAATAGCGCTAAGATTCAGATAAATAATGTTAATATTGATAACTCAGATTTTAATGCTTGGTCTTACAAAAACGCTTTAGAGACTTATAGAATTAGAGATGACTTCAATAAACCTACACTAGAATATAGTTTAAGAGCTATGACTACTGTTGATGAGTATAAGAAGAAGTCAAGTAAGAACTCTATTTGTTATAGTGGTACATATGGAGAGAATACAAACGTAAATAGATTAAATGAATTTAATTTATCAAGCGCTAATTTCAAATATTTAGATAGCGAGTACGGATCAATCCAAAAGCTTTATGCAAGAAATACTAACTTAGTTGTATTCCAAGAGGATAAGGTTAGTGAGGTGTTATACGGTAAGAACTTATTGTCTGACTCTGCTGGCGGTGGAGCTGTTGTTTCAATACAAGAGGTTTTAGGAAGTCAGGTAGCTTATCCAGGAGAGTGGGGAATTGGATTAAATCCAGAGTCATTTGCTGTTTATGCTACTGATATTTACTTTACTGATGCTAAGAGAGGTCTTGTGTTAAACATGAAGGGTGAAATTATTGAGCCTATATCAGATAATTGGATGACAGATTACTTCAGAGATTTAATGTTATCAAGTCAGAACACTCAGAAGATAGGGGCTTATGACCCACATAACAATCTTTATACGCTATCATCTAATGACACATCTATATTAGCCTGTAGACTAGAGCTTAATAGAACTTCAAAGGTAATTCCTTATAATACAAATGGAAATATTGTTGATCTATTCACAATCACAACAAACAACGCTTGGGAAATTGAATTAGTTGATATAGGATGGGGTACTAACTGGGTAAGTGGATTTACTGCTAATGGGTTCGGATCTCAAGATATAGATGCTAATGTAACTACAAATACATCACTAGCTCTTAGAAAGGTAGTATTTAATGTAAAATATTGTACAAATAAAAATATATCGTTCATTCTGATTCAGTCAGGTTATGACAAGATCACAGTAATTAACGGAGTATTTAACACAGTAAACGAATGAGAATAACAAACGGATTTGAGGTAGATAGTAATCTATATGAATATACAAATATAGAATACAAGGCAGATGGTGTAGCTCTTTTTGATGCACTAACTGGCTTTGGAGGAATTGATTATTATCCATATGACGGAGCTACCGTTAAGGTGGTTACTGGAGCTATATCTACAGAGTTAAAGAGCTTAGAGCCAGAGTTTAACAACAAGGTTTATTACTTGGTATCAGACAAGGTGTATACAAAGAGTGATAAGGACTTGATGATTTCTCTAGCTACAGAGATACCTGTGGTATTTAATGTGGATAGATATGAGGGTACGTTTGTTTTTAATAACCCAGACGCTCTTCCTTATTTATATTTGTTATGGGATTATGTAGATACATTGTCAGGTACTTCAGCTAATTATGTTGGTGATGAATCAGATAAAATAATCACAGTTGATTTCGGAACTAATGTTGGTATTGCTAGCTTAGACTATTCTGTAGCTTCAGCTGTAGACACTCAGTTTGTACTTAAGTATAACAATGCGGTAGTTGGGGATACAGGTCTTGTAAACTCAACATCTGGATCATTGGAATTCAATAAGTTTTCTCCTGACATCACAACAGCAGAACTCTATACATACTCACCTTCAGCAGGTAACGATTGGACGGTAAGCAGAACTTTGCCAGCACTTACATCATTTTATATCTATGCTCCTAACGACGGTACTGAATCAACAGTTAAGGATCAGATTGCAAATACTCAGATGTGGCACGATGGCTCTGGATTAGTTCCAACAGCAGGAAACAATATATTTACTGATGCTAATGGATTGGTTAGATTTAATGGAGGAAGCGCGTACCACTTAGTTAGTCCTACTATAATGGTTTCACCACCTGTAAGTGGATTGACATGGGCACTTGTAAATGGATCTGGTCAAGCAATTAGTGGCGGAGACGTTGACTATGGACCGATTGTTGCCCCTACAATTACACAGGGAGAGGTAGCTATTGTAAGAGGAGAATACGTTAATATTAACTTTCAGGCTGATGTTCATGTAGATACATGGAATGTTATAACTGACATGGATGACTATGAGTTAACAGGAAGTGATACAGGGACAATATTCACGTACACAGATAAATACGCTAATACAGTTAGAGTAACGGTTAATATAAACGACACGATAACAATTGCATCATCAACAACACCAGTTATAGTTTTAGGTAATGGTGGATATACCAACTTAGGCGCTTCAGTATCTAGTGTTCTTCCTGAAGGATTGGATTTTGACATTAACACAGGTAGGTTATATGGTTCAGTTACAGAAGGTTATATATTCCCAATGGAGCTTACTGCTACAAATGTAATTGGTACAAGTGCACCTGTTACTGTGGATATAGTTATTGTTTCAAGTAATTCACTTACTCCATTTGCTATAGATATTGAGAACGTATCAGAAGATTTACTTACATCATGCGCATTAACTGGAGTTTATTCATTGCTTTACCATAACGGAAATGGAGCGCTTCCTGATGTTAACGATATCATATTTGTAGATCCAAGAGGAACTAATCCTTTAATGGGAGGAAATGTATGGTATAATATTGAGACAGGTACATACGTTGTAAAAGTTACTGAATCAGGAACAGTTTCTGAATCAAGCGATTGCACAATTTAATTATAATACGTAAATTTGTAGAATGGAAGATACGCTAACATACTCACCAAGATCCGAAGGATGGACCTCAAGATGGTCATTTATACCTGATTGGATGATTGGAATAAATAATTCATTTTATACGTTTAAGAACGGAGAGTTATACAAACACGATGATAACGCGAAACGTAATGAGTTCTATGGAGTTCAGTATCCTTCTTCTATTACGCCTATTTTAAATAATCAAGCTCAAGATACTAAGATGTTTACTACCGTAGCTTTAGATAGTAACAAGGCTTGGGCAGCGAAGATAAACACAGATTTAGTTCAGAGAGAGATTGAGATTGGTGCATTTAAACAGAAAGAACGAGAGTTCTACGCGTACATCAGAAGAAATGATGATGAGGCTTACGATACTAGAGCGCTATCTACACAAGGAATTGGTCAGGCTCTATCTCTTGTTGGTACTGTAATCAACTTCTCATTTAACATCGGTAATAACATCAGCGATGGAGACACAATCTATAAGGTTGTATTAGGTTCGTTGGTTAAGGTTGGTACTGTATTGTTGCATACAGCTAATACGGTTACATTGTCAGCTGCGCCACTAGCACCTGTTTCTCCTGGAGATATGATAGTATATGTTAAGAACAGCGTTGCTGAATCTTATGGAGCTAGAGGTCACTATATGCAGGTAGAGCTGTCGTTACAGACTGATGATTACGCAGAGATTTTTGCAGTGCATTCAAACGTATTCCAAAGTAAATATTAATGGAGTGGAGAAAATTAAATGAAACTGATTATGATAACATCTTAGTCGGTTGGTGGAATCAATGGCGATGGACAGCACCATCTAAAGATTTTTTACCTGAGAATGGTACAGGTGGTATTATAGTTAGCAAGGATGGTGTAGATATATGCGCTGGATTTGTTTATTTAACTAACTCTAAGGTGGCTTGGATTGAGTTTATAGTATCTAACTTCGATTATAAGAATAAGGATCGTAAGGAGGCTCTAAAGTACTTAATTGAAAGTATAAACTCCATAGCTAAAAACCTTGGGTATAAGTTCATATACACATCTGTAAAAAATCAGAACTTAATCAATGTATATTCAGATTGCGGTTTTGTCATAGGAAGTAACAACTGCCAAGAAATGGTTAAGATTTTATAATTAAATTTTCATAGTAGGATTTTTTTGACTAACTTTGGGGTTAATAAGTCGGATAGACTTATATAAGTAATTTTTAAATATATAAAATGGCAGCAGCAACGACTTTGATTTCAGCAGGAGTAGCTTTAGCAGGAACAGGCTTCAGCGTGGCTCAATTTGCAGGATCAGCACAAGAAAAAAGAAAAGCTGAATCAGATGCTAATGAAGCAATGAATTCATACGCAAATATTAAGGAGCAGGATGTATTTAGTGGGGTTCAAGTACCTACTATGGGGTCTGAGCTACAACAACAATCGGCAGATAGAGCTACAGCTCAGGCATTACAGATGGTTTCAGGCACTCCTGAGATGGCTATAGGTGCTGCTGCTGGATTAGTTCAAGCTAATATGGAGCAAAATAGACAAATTGGTGGAGATTTAGATGCTATGAAGTATCAAAGAGATCTGGACCAAGCTAGAAATAAAGCTAGAATTGAAGCAGGAAGAGTTGGTAGACAAGAAGATTTATATTCAGCTCAGTTAGAAAGAGCTAACGTAGATCGTCAAGAAGCACAAATGAATAGACAGATGGGTATTCAAGGAATGTTTAAGGGAGCTGAAGATACGTTAGGATATGTGGACAAATTAGTTTCATTATATCCATCTAAAAAAGCAAAGAAAGCTCAATTAGCAAATGGAAATACATATGCACCAATGACTTATAATCCTGCTCCAATAGCTAATGTATCACCTGATTACGGTACACAAGTCCCAGGAATTCAGCCAAGCGGTTTTTGGGGAGCGTCTGGTTTAGGTTATCAAAATCAAGTAATACCATAATTATGCCATTAGATAATTCAGGATATATAGCATCAGAAGCTATAGATTGGAACGGACTAACAAACGGTCTGTCCAAGACAATTTACGATATAGGTAACAATAGAGCTATAAGAAAGCAAGAGCTTGATGATCAGTTTACTGAGATGGACAAGCAGTTCAAACAAGCTAAAGTTCCAGCAAATCAAACACTTGGTAATTTATTCTTAAATATTACAGAGGCAGGTGTTAATAAAGCTTATGAATTAAATCAAGACTTAAAGAAAGGTAAGATTTCTGATACTGAATATAAAAGAATACTGAATAACATGAATGATAGTTTCAAGGGAACTATTAATTCTGTTGCTACTCTTGATACTAAAATAGCTGATGCTGTGAAAAGACAATCAGCTGGAGGAGATGGTGCTGCATTTGAGATTGACATGGCTAAAATAACAGGATCATTGATGGAGCTTCAAGGTAAGACTGGAGCTATTGATACTGATGGATTCATTAAGATAGGTAAGGTTGATCCTAATACTGGAAAGATTGTTGATATGTATGATCCAGAGGTTTTAAATAAACCTGAGAATGTAAAAGCTGATAGATATAAGTTAAGAGAAACGGCACAAGGTTCTGTTAAAAATTGGAAGGCTGTTGAGAAATGGGAAGCTGGAGTTAGAAATGGATGGACATCTATAGAATCTATAAGAAACCAAGCTGAATATAAAGAAGGAGTATTGACTTTAGCTAAGAGCTTAGTTAATAAATCTAACCCAAGATCAATACATAGTATATTATCTGATAATGCTGGTATAGCTCTTACTCCTTATCAAAATGAAGATGAAAGAAAAAATTTAGTTCAATCTCAAATTGATAACTTAATAGAAACTAAAAAAGCAGCTGGAACTTGGGATGAAAAAGCAGGTCTAACAGAAAAAGAAATTAGCGACATCAATAACAATATGTATAAGCTTGTTAAGGATGATGCTCAAGTTCTACAGCCTGAGATGACAGAGGAGCAATACCAAAGAGCGGTTGAGATTTCAAGAAAAGAAATCGAAATGCAGATTGAAACCAAAATGAAAGGTGAGACACCTACCACATGGGCTCCTCAACGACCTAGCGGTGATGGTAATGGTCCAGAAGAAGATGATCAAGAAGCTGATTATGATATGTATAAGAGGGCAGTAGATATATGGAATTCTCCAGATATAGCTAAATCAGCTGATTCTCTTACATCATTAACTAGAGGAGATTATGTATTTAAACCGAATTATCCAGTGGACGATAAAACTGGAGAACGTCTAAAAGATAAAAATGGTGATTTTTTAGAACAGACAGAGCCTGGTTTTAGAGTATATACTAAAGAGGGAGGTTTTGCAGGTGTAGCTTCAAATATATTTGATTTAAGTGATTACCTATATGGAGGTAAATCTCCAGCGGAAAGAAGAAATAAAATTGAAAATGCTGCTCAACTTTATCAAGATAGAAAAGAAGGAAAAAACGTAAAATTAAAAAATAGAATAGAGCCTAATAAATATAACTTCAAGGAGAGCTTAGGTTACATATCTAAAAAGAGAGGTGTAAAAATTAGTAGCCAAGATTTCGCAAATTTAAGTGCGGCTAGAAAAGATCCTAGAAATAAAAATTATACAGACAAACAATTATTTGATGCTTACTATAAATAAATAAATAAAATGAATAACGACGGACCTATATTTCCAACAGGAAGAAAAAAATCTAATTTAAAACAAAATGAAGGACCTGTAATTTCTAAAGAAAAGGGTGCATCTCCTTCAGTAGAAGGTGAAGGACCTGTATTTCCAACAGGAAGAAGCGTTAAAAAAAAAAGCACTATGGTGTCTCCTTCAGAACAAAATCAGGGAGATGTATCATTGGCTACATCAACAACGGAAATAAAAAAGCCTTCGGTATCTTCTGGTTCGGAAAGTAAATTATATTCAGCACCTAATTCTACAGCTGTATTTAAAAAGGTAGGTAATGATTGGTATACAGATGTAAATAGAAATGGAAATTTCAAGCAGATTCAACAAGGTGATATAAAGAAAAAATCTGAATATTTAGATAAAGTAGCTCGTCCATTGTTTGATGCTGATTATGAAAAAAGCATTACATGGAAGCCAGAGGCTGCTCCAGTAGTTAGTAAAAGTACAGGAGCTCAAACAAAAACAGATAAAAAACAACAACAGCTATTTAAAAAAGATTTCGAAGTTTTAGAGAAAAACGATCCTATTGTACTTGAAAGAAATAGAGTTGAAAAAATATCTAAAGAAGCTTCTAATTATGTAAACAAGACAGAAGAACAAACTGTTGAAGATTTAAGAAATAAATTTAGAGGTACTCCAGATGATATATTTGATTTTGAAGAAACTGGTGTTGGTAATATGTTAAAGATTACTAATAAGAAAACTGATCAGACAATTACTGTAGATTTAGATGGAAGTGAAACTGAAAAGAATATATTAGGAAGTTTTATAGAATCTAATTTATCTTTTAAGAAGTATAATGATTTAGTAGAAAAAAGAAAAAATATAACTAATCAATTATCTTCTGGGCAGGGGGTCAATACTCAATCTCTTGAGCAAGAATTATCAGATGTAAATAAAGAAATAAAGAAGCAAGAATTTTACAGAAAGGGATATGCTTTATCAAAAGGTAAATATGCATCTGCTGCAATGTATGGTGATAAAAAAATAAAAGATGCAGATAAATCTTTTAATGAAAACACATCTAGACTAATAGCTAATGCTGTAATATTGAAAGATGAAATTAAAAAAGATCAAGAATTCGATAATGAAATAAAAGAAAAATATTCAAATGGAGAAATAACATTAGATCAATACAACAGTATAGTAAATGATGAGGCTTATGTATTTAAAAAACAAAATATAAAAGATAAGTTATCAGAAATAAATGAAGAGAAAAAAACTATAGGAGAAGATAGAGATTTAATGGAAAAAGTTATTGCTGAAAAAGCATTAGCTAATGAAGATAGAGGTGATGCTGCAAGTAATATATTAGCAGGCTTTGCAAATGGATTTATTCAAACTACTAGAGCTTTAAAAGAATTACATGATTACACAGAAACTCCAGTTTATGACTCAAAAGGGAATAGAATATATAATACAGATGTATTAAGCAAGGAAGATTTTAATGATATACTCCCTGGTATAATTACTGAAGAGTATATATCTAGCAATAAAAGAGGGGACTTAGAAAAAACTATAGCTGGTATAGCTGAATCATTAGGAGCTGCTGCTTCAATTCCAATTCCTGGGGCAGGACAAGCTGTTGCTGTTGAAGGAGCATTAATAAAAAAAACTGGTACAGAAATAATTAAAAACATAACTAAGAAAGCATTATTAAGTCCTAGTCAAATTGGAATGGCTGCTAGTTCTTATATGAATTTTAAGGATCAAATAAATTCAGATCCTGATACTGCAAAAATTAGTGAAGCTGATAAAGTATTATTAAGCGGTGCTTACGGATATGTATCATCTAAATTAGAATCTTTTGGTATGTCTAAATGGTTTACTAAAACTCCAGTTGGAGGGAAAGTTACTTCTTGGATAATATCTAAAGCATTTAAAGATCTTCCTAAAGATGCATCGAAAGAAGCTATTGACAATGCTATAAACTCAAATGTAAAAACATTAATCACTAAAGGTGTCCTTAATTTAACAGCTAAAGGAAATGTAGAGGGAACAACAGAAGCATTACAAGAAATGGCTGATATTGGTTTAAAAGAAGCCTATAATGCAATTGAAGAAAAAGATATTTTTAAAAATGGAACTTATGGTGAGATGCTTGATAGAGTTTCTGAAAGCTATAAATTAGGACTATTAGGAGGTGCATTAATGTCTTCTATACCACAAGTTTTACAAACTACTAGAGAAACTAGAACGTCTAATCAAGTTAAACAAATAGAAGGACTAGCAAAAGATCCAGCTGTAAAAGAAGTATTTGAAAAAGATTTAAAATATAAAGTTCTTAATGGTCAAATAACCACTAAACAAGCACAAGATCAAGTTCAAGAACTAAATGAATCTATAGGTTTATTAAAAGAGATACCAGATAATATTGAAGACAAGACACAATCTTTTAAATTATTAGCTGAAAGAAAGAAAATAGAGAAAGAAATTGATGGAAAAGACGAGAGTCTTATTTATAATCAAAAAGCTAGAATAGAAGAAATAAATAACGAACTAAAAACAATCGGAGAAAATGCCACTAAAGAAAGCAACAAACAAGAAGTCAGTACAGAAGGCTATATCGTACAACGTGAAGGAACTGATGAAGGACAACAAGAAATCGGGCAAGGAGAAGGGGCAGTCGGGGAAACCGAGAAGCCGAGCGCAGATACTGGCGATAGCAATATCAGCAGCCAAGAGGAAATAGAAAAAAATATATCATTAAGTGGATTGAACGAAGGAGCTATCATGTTTTCTAATAACGCATTTGATGTTAGAGGATCAAATGAAGTATATGATAAAATGGCTAAAAGAAAATCTTTCGTTACTAAAATAGAACGTAAAGGTAAAAATTATATAGTAGCAGGTTTAAAAATAAAGGGAGTAAATGGAACAACATTAGGTCGAGACGGTTATACAATAGCTACTATAGAAGATGACGGAAACTTGCCTGATAATATTTCAGATATTCTTATTAAAAAAGCAATAGAAAACACCTCAAATGTTTATAAAGATATTAAAGACAGTACTATTGATAGTTTTGAAAAAGTTGATTTAGATCCTAATTTAAACATTAAAAAAACTTCAGAAGTTACTACTAAAGAAGCTCAACAGCCTGTCACTAAAACTATTAATCCATCAAAAGAAACTGAAAATCTAGGAAGAATATCAGAACTTGAATCTAAACTTGAGGAGGGTGGTTTATCTGAAGAAGAGGCATTCAAAATACAAGATGAGATAGAAACACTAAAAGATCCTAACATTGATAATGAAGGATTTATAAAAAGTGAATACGAGGATTCTACCGATAATACTACTAGTCAAGATAAGTACTCTACTAAGGTTTCACCAACAGGTAAATCTGTAGAGGTTAAAAACAACCAGGACGGAACTGTTAAGAAAAATCAAAGGATTATAACAGGTGAAGATGGAAGAAGATTTGTGTATGAAAATGGTGATAAATCTAAAAAAATATACATCCCTAACCCAAAGAAAACAGCAATTGAAAGCGAGGTTGAGGCAATTAGTGAGTTTATTTCAGGAACAGATGCGGAGATAAATAAAAAGGTATCTAGAATTAAAAACAAACGTATAGCAAGATCTGTTTCTAGAGCTGCAAAGGCATTGTCTAATGTGTTGCCAGAAGTTAAAATAAAAGTTCATGCTACACAGGAAGAATATAACCAAGCTGTTGGTGATAAAGGTAAGTTTTCTAACGGTAAGTTTGATTCAAAAACAAATATAATACATATAAATTCAGTAAATGCTAACGCTAGAACTGTAGCTCACGAGGTGTTCCATGCTGTGTTACTAAATAAGGTTAAGACAAACGCTAACGCTCAGGATATTACTAAAAAATTAGTTGATGCTATCGCTCAAAAGATTGATAAAAATCCATCTTTAAAAAAGTACTTAGATGATTTTTCTTCTCAGTATGAAAGTAATTTACAGAACGAAGAGAAACTAGCTGAGTTTATTGGTAAGTTAGCTGAGAACTACAACTCATTTACAACGCCTATTAAGGATATTATTACTAGATGGATTAATAAGTTAGCAGATATGTTTGGTCTTGAAAGAACAAACGATACATATGACGCTCTTAAAACTATCGCAGGTAAGATTGCAAGCGGTAAGGAAATAACTGAGTCTGATGTTGAAATTATTCCTTCTTCTGAAGAGATAGCAGATGCAAACTCAAGATTTCAAGCTGATTTTATAGATCCTGCATCTAAAGTAGAATTTGTTTATGATAAAAACACAGAAAAATTTAAAGCTTTAGAAGAAGAAGGATATATAACAAAAGATAAATCTATATCAGATTTTAATGGAAAAACTATATTTTTACACCAACCAGACGCAGCGTTCTCTGGAATGATTTACAAAAATGGTGAACTTCTTGTAGAAGGGAAAGATGGAGTTTATTATCCAATAAAGTTTCATGAAGATGGTTATTTCTGGGCAAGCACTAAATCTGCTGCTGAAAAAATGGCTAAAGATTTGAATAAAGTTTATAAAGAAAATGGAGGTAAGATATTAATGGCTCTTACAACAGCTCCTAGTAATAAACTTTTATCAAGCACTACAGCTTCTAATGGTGTAATGGAGATTATTATATCAAAAGCTTTTGATAAAAATTTCTCAATAAATCAAACACAAGTAAAACAATCTTTACTTGATGCAGCAAATAAATTTGTAATAAGAAAAACAGCAATTGTTGATAAAAATACAAAAGAACCTATATTAGATTCAAAAGGAAATAAACAATATAGAATGAAGGAAGTAGGTTTAAAATTAAATTTAAAACCTGGATTATCTATAGATGATATTAAATCTGAAATTTCTAAAAAATTAGACCCTGAGAAAAGTTCTTTTGATGATAGAAAGTTTTTTGCAGAAAGTTTAATATCAAATGTTGCAAATATAATTAAAGAAAATCCTAAAGCTGAAGATCAATTTGTTAAATTTTTCAGCGAAGGAATTAAGAATGAATCATTTAAGGCTTCTCCAAGATCTAAAAAAGACGGTGGAGGTTTTAAAATATCTGCAACAAATTTAAAGCAAGGTATTTCTGAAATGCTTACAGAACCACTCCTTAAGACTGGTGTTGACAGAACAAAAGGAGGTCAGGTTTATGCTATACTAGAAGTTGATGGAATGGTTAAAGATGTTGACTCTGATAAACATGAATCATATCCAAAAGCTATTGAAGCTGATGGAAAGGTTAAGCTTCATATATTAACTGATAGAGTAACATGGTCTGATGTTTTTGAAGATTTTAAAACAAAAAAAATAGTTACTGAGGATAGATTTAAAAAAGTATATCCTTCAAGTGGTGTATCTGTTAGAGGATTAAAGCTAAATACTGATTCATTATCTAGAGATCAGTTAAATATTGATGATACGATTAAAAAATTAAAAGATCAAGGATTTACTGATGCTGCAATTAAAAAATATTTAGAAAATCAAGGTATAAAGGGTTCACAATCACAAGAGGCAATCCGAAGATATAACGCTGTTAAAGACAACGTATTCTTGAACGATCCAAAAACTGGTCTTCCTAAGATAGCTCAATCTATAAAGAAATGGTCTAAAGATCAGTTGACTACAAAGGGAAGCAGAACTAACTCGATGTTTGAGGCTCAGGAAAATATGGAAGGAGCAATAGCTGAAGCTTTAAATAAAGTTGTTAGAATATCTAAGGACTTCAATAAGGTTTACAATGCTATACCTAAAGATTTAAGAGAGAAGTTTTTAGAGAACTATGACGCATACCTAAGAGGTAATAAAAAAGTAGATATTTCAGACGATGCAAAGATCGTTGCTAATGAGATGCGTAATCAGATCGATGCATTATCTAGAAATATAATAAATGCAGGTATAGCTCCATTAAAAGTAGCAAAAGAGATTCAAGAAAATTTAGGCTCTTATCTGACCAGATCTTATGAGGTGTTTAAAAATAAAGATTACAAGGCTAAGGAAGAGATTGTACAGAGAGCTAAGAATTTATTAATGAAACAAAATCTTAATGAAGCTAAAAGAATAGCTAAAATAAAAGGTACTGAGGTAGACTTTGAGTTGAATAGATTGGTTAATAATAAAATTGATAAATACACAAATAAGATAAGCGCAGATGAATTTCTAGGTGGAGGAAAACTTGGAAGCAAGTCAAAAGAACTTGGTGTGTTCAAGGAAAGAACTAATATTCCAATAGAGATTAGACAGTTAATGGGTGAGTTCACTGATCCTGTACAGAACTATGCTGAGACAGTCATGAAACTTTCTGCTCTTTCTGCTAAGAATGACTTCTTAAATAAGATCAAGGATACAGGAATGGGAGTATATCTATTTACAGAGAAGACACGTCCAGAGGGATATAATGTAATGATAGCAGCTCCAGGAAGTGATGCAATGAATCCATTAAATGGGTTATACACAACTCCTGAGATTGCAAAAGAATTCAACAACTTACCAGGAGAACTAGGAAAGTTGATGAAGATCTACATGAAGGCTATATCTATGATAAAATGGGGTAAGACCATTGGATCTGTTATGACTCATGCAAAGAATTTATTTGGTAACTTAGGTTTCGTAGCTGTAAATGGTCATACATCTGGTGCTGTTGATGCATTTAAGGCAATATATTCAGACATAAGTAACTCATCAAATGAAGAAATAAGAAAGAGAATAGATAAATACATAGAGCTAGGTATAATGAAGCAATCTGCTGGTATCGGAGAGATCAGAGATATGTTCAAGGATGCTGACTTTGATAAGTCGCTAGCTGAGAGACTATCTAAGAGACCTAGTATAAAAAAGAAACCTATTGCTTCGGTACTTGGAAGAGGAAAAAGAATTGCAAAATCAATTGGTTCTGCTGCTGAAACAGCTTATCAGGCAGAGGATGACTTCTTCAAGGTACTTGCTTATGAAAGTGAACTAAGAAGATACGCTAAAGCTGAGTTTAATAAAGATGTTAAAGATTTAACAGATTCTGAGAGATCTAAAATAGACGCAACTGTTGCTAACATAGTTAAGGACACTATGCCTACATTTAGTAGAATACCTAAAATTGTAAAGACGCTTAGAAAATCTCCATTACTTGGTAACTTTATATCTTTCCAGGCAGAATCATATAGAACAGCATTCAAGACAATGCAACTTGCCAAGAGCGAGATAACTAGCAAAAATCCAGCAATAAGAGCTATTGGAGCAAGGAGAGTTATAGGTACATTGACATATCTTAGTGCTAAGAATGCGTTACTTTCTTTTTATGGAAGTGCATTTGGAATGGGTCTAGCAGGATTAGCAGGATACTTTGGAGATGATGATGATGAAAAAGAAAAAGAAAAAGATTTAAGAAAGTTCTTACCGCCATGGTCTACACAGTCAGATATAATCCCTATTAAGAATAGTGATGGCACAATAACATATATTGATATGTCTGCATCTGATCCACATGGGGGCATAGGTAAAGCATTCAACGCTTTCTTTGGTGGAGATGACCCTATAGATGGAGCTAAAGAGGCAATGTTTAGTATATTTAAACCATTCCTTGAGCCAGAGATGACCGCTAAGGCAATGTTTAATTTAGTGTCTGGTACTGATAACTACGACAGACCTATCTGGAACTCAGAAGATGACTGGAACGGAATAGCAGGAAATATTGCTGAATTTGCATTTGGAATTGCTCAACCTGGAACTGTAACTTCTGCTCTTAGAATATCAAATTCAGAAGATAAGTTAAAAGAAGTAATAGGCGCTTCAACTGGATATAGACCTATTAAGATTGATGTTGGTGAGAGCTTTGGATATAGAGTTTATGACTATAGAGACAGACTTGATAAGGCTAAGGAGTTGTACTCTAGTATCTCTAGAAATGAGAAAGCAACTGATGAAGAAAAAGAAAAAGCTCTAGAAAAAGCTAACTCAAAGACAGAAGAAATCTATAAGCAGTTGATGGAGGATTATAACTCAGCTGAGAGATTAGGTGTCGACTCTGGTAAACTTAGAACCGAACTAAAGGATAAGTTAAACTTAAGTGATAAAAACTTAAAGATAATATTGTCAGGTGGTTATGCTGAGGTAAAACCTAAGGAGGCTGAAAGAAGAAAAATAATATTTAGATAAAAAGAAACAACCCAGACTAAACTGGGTTGTTCTTATTCCACTCTAACGCAACTGTGTAGCAGTAGTTGAGTTTATTTAATTGGTCTTGAAAGAAGATAGGGTGACAATTCATATTGATTCTCACTCTTACTCTCTTTCTCTCGAAGATGTAATCTTCTACTACAGCGACCATCTGTTATAGAGCAACTGTCTCCATTAAAATAAATGTGTTAAACGGGCTACCTGCCCATGCTCAAAGTTATGTATGAATGCCTCAACTGCAACAGGTGCGTACTGATATCCATTACGATGGTGCCAGCTGTCTGTACCTGATGGGCTTCTAAGCGTCTCGACGCATACAGACATGAAGTCCTTAGATGTCTTGTGATGTACGTGATGCCCATAGATATATCTGTGCTTGCAGATGTGCCAATACTCTGACGCTTCCTCTGCCATAAGCTGTGGAAGTAGTTGAATCTTAGCTCCGTCCATGTGTGTTGTTCCGATAAGGTTGCGACCATATACTGAGTACTTCCTGTGAGACATATCAGAATTAAACTTAATGTTCTCATGGTTTCTGAACCAGCTCTTGATAGAATCCAACAACATAAATCCAGACATATAGTCATGGTTAGATGGATTGAATACAACCTCAACGTCAGCTATTTGTACCAACTTCTCGATGATATCAACCAATAGTCGTTTAGCCATGATGAAGTTATCGTACCACATTCCGTCAGTATCCTGTGGTGTTCCAGATGTTGTCTGTCTCCTAGGATTGTCTGTATGTAGGATGTCATTTCCTGCAACAAATATAATCTTATTGATGTTGAACCCACTAGACTTCTGAATGATTCCATCTAGACCGTTGAGAACTCTCTTCACAGCAATCTGCTGGTTGTATGTCTCACCTGTCTCGAATGAACTACATAACTTACCGATGTGTATGTCGGCAGGGCTGAATACCATGCAGTGTGGGTCACTTACAGGCTCTCTGTTGATAGTTGGATACTTGGGAGACCATTTAGATATCTCATCAATTAGATCCTGTTTAAAGTCATCATAATTGAATTCGTTATTTTCGCCCTTAACATTGATAGAAAAATGTTCTCCCTTGTACCAATAGTGCTTGACCTTACTTGGGTCGATACCTACCGACTCGCACTCGTCGATAATAGCTGTTTCATTACTTAGCGCTCTGCTTACCAACATTCTTGCTGCTTCCGAGTACTCAACACCTAGCTCCTTACAAGCTATTCTGGTGATTTCGCTCTTGTTCTTAAGACCTGAGTCCCTTAGTTCAATAGCTTTTAATTTAATTAGACTGTTCTTCATAGGATTTTTGTATATCTGTAATACATTTCCGTATTAATTTAATTGTAGCTACCACATCTGATCTTTGTTTGTCAATCATTGCCTCATAAAGATCTGACGTTAGCTCGTTTAATTCATTCATGGTCGAATTGACGTAGGATACAAACTTGTCTTGCATGATTATTAGTGTTAATTATGGCAAATATATACTATATATTCCTAGTTTGCAATACTTTGGTATAATTTACTGCTAAAAACAGGGTCAGATACCTCATAAGTATATGAGAACTCATCAAATTTCTTAAAATTAATGCTATTTTTCAGCATCATCTGTAGACTTCTTCTTAGATCCTCTTCTGGAATTCTGAAGTTTTCGTTTAGTATCACAGGGTGCTTCTCCTTCGTTACTGTCAACGTCTCCTTCTTCTTTCTTATCTTGATCTTCACCGTCGCTATGTACAGGTTCTTCGTCATAATCTTTAAATTTATTTGTGACCCATTTTCTAAATTCTCTGCCACCAATTTCTTGCTGGTTAGCTATGCCAAGGACAAGTTCTCTTATCTCCTCTTCTGTAGCGTCAGAAAATCTTCTCTTATCGTAGAACTTCTCGTCTGCCTTTCTAATTTCCTCCATGAGCATATTTGATTTCTTAGCGATCATTCTAACGAATACGTTCGTATCTCTAAGGTCCTCTATGAAGTCCGCTAGAACTGGCAAGCATATCGCAAGCGCCAGGTATTTCTGTGATGTTGTTGGATTAGTCATTGCTCTTATTTTTTCAAACTCATTAATATTTCAGCCCTTTCTTTAGCCTGTATTTCCATTCTTTTTAACTCTCTGTTAGCGAACCATATAACCTTCTCTAGATCTCTTTGGTACGTGGTACCATCGTGCCTTCCTACGTTCATAGTCATAGCTACCTTAAGTATGTTCCCCTGGGAATAGTTAAGCCCTCTGCACTCAATGATGTCCTGAACGCATTTCCATTCTGACTCAAGGTTATAATAACCCGTGTCTCCTCCTGTATTCTTCATAGAATTGTTTTTCATTTAAACTTAAATTTTCAAATTTGTATCCCTCTATTTCACAATCATCTTCTGTAAGATAGTATGGCTCGTTCTTATGACCTAGCGCTATATCGTTCCTTGTGATGTGTCTCTTATAGATCTCGTAAGCTATCTGTATCTTTGGATAGTGCCAGCTATCTACCTCAAGCATTATCTTCTTAATGGGTATTCCTGACACATATCTTTCGTATACATCCTTACAGAATTTCTGTTGTCTCTCCGTCATGTAGGAAAGTTCGTCCGTAATTTCCATTTCTTATCTCCTTCATTCTAAAATCCTGTAGTGGTCTTGGCTTCTTACCTTTCTGCTTTACTTCATAAAACTCTGCATTGCATCCAGGAGGTAGAGCTATAATGTCTGGTATCCCTGGTTTGTTTGTTACAGATAGCTTTATTACGTAATAACCTCTTGACTCTAAGTCTTTTATATACTTAGCTTGGATCTTTGATTCTAACATTGAATATTACATTGCAGTTACTAAGATGTGGAAGTAACTTTGTTAAGTCTGCAAACCTAATGAATTTTAAATCATTATCCAAAACTTTTGCACAATTAATTACAATCTTTCCGTCAACTAACTGAGCGTCATCTATTAAGATGTTTGTAACTGCTGGTCGCTCTAGGTCAAATGTCCGTATTAATTCATCTAGTGAGTTCATAGTCCTTCTTAAATATATTGTTTGTGTACTTCTTCTTACTCTTAACTACCTTGTATATCTTCTCCTCTATTCCTCCCTCAGTAAATATCCAGTAGACCTTGTTCTCCAATCGATCGATGGTGGTCATACGGTCTATACCTTGAAAGTAAGACACAGCTGAGTGCTGTATGTTATAGAACACCAAGAAGTCAGCGTTACGTAAGGATATTCCCTCCCTACCACTTACAATCTGTAGGGCAATATTTTTATCTGTAGTATTGAACTCATTCAGATCGTTTGTCAGGTTGTCCTCACCAAATACCTGCTGAAGTAATTTGTACTCTTCCTTGAAAACATAGAAGATGCCTATCTTGCTTCCTGAAAATCGATCCTTGATGAACTCAGCCTTTGTGGTGTCAATTATCATCGAGTTACCGCTCTCAAACTTAATCGTTCCTGAGTATAGTTGATGAAGCTTCTGCATTAGCTTTGCTGCTGTATCTGCAAGAACTACCTCCTTCTCTCCCTCAATGATTAAATCCTTCAGCAGGCGTGATGTAAGGTTGTTGATTACCTTGCTCTGTGGAACGTAAAGAACCTCCTCAATTATCTTGGATGTAAACCCTGCCTCCTGCTGTGTGTAGCATATCATAAGATGTGAGATGTCACCCATTATCTTGTCCTCTCTACCGCTAGAGTAGTCGTTATGCATAAAAGAACCAATCCTCTTCTGTTGGATGTTTACGTAGTCATGTGACCACTGATAAAAGTTTTTGTAGTCGTTCCATGGTGAGCAACGGCTAACCCAGAACTGATGGTACATCTGAGAGAAAGACTCTGGAGATGGTGTACCTGACAAGAATATCATTGGGAGATGACTATACGAACTCTTGAATAACTTTGTAGCTTTCCCTGGCTTAGGGAAGGAACCGAATCGATGGTGCTCGTCATGTACTATAAGATCAAATGACCCCTCTGTCTTGTGCATTGACTCATCGTTTATAATAGTTATCTTAAAGTATTTGTCGTATCCGAATTCGATGTAGTCCTCCTCGATGCTCTGTATCGCTTTCTTCTTAGTTAAGAACAGCACATTCTTTGCTCCGAATAGTTTGGCTACACCCATAGATGTAGCCGTCTTACCTGTTCTTACCTGCATAGATAGATAAAGAATTCTGTTTTCAGTCAGTATCTTGTTACCATCTTCAGCTATTTTCAGTTGATAATCTCTAAGCTCCTTCATCTTCTATTTCTCAACTTTGTTTGTTTTTAATAATTTATAAATTTTTTCTAACCAGTATGTAATTGATATTGTAGAAATATTTACTACTAGAATCAATATTAATAATAATGTTTTTTCCATAATTTTTAAATTTCATCTTCGTCTATTTCTATTTCTCCACTTCCCTCGCATTCAGGACATTCAATTATTTCTGTACATCCACCGCAACAATTCCAAGCTGGTTGCCAGCAATCAGCAGGCACTTCTCTGCTTCCTTTTCCATCGCAGTATTCGCATTCCACTTCTTTCATAATCTTTTTGCAATTTGATTAATAACTTCCATTTCTTCTAGTGTAACTTGAATTAAATTATCTTTAATTTTATTCAAATTTTGAAGTAACATTGCTTCATCAAAGTTTAATTTACCATTAGGAATATCAACAAAATCTTCTTCATGATCCTGAAGCCACTCAATTACTTCTTTAATTCCATTTTCTGAAAGTTCATCCATGAAATCATCTACATCTACATAACAATCAAATGTCGGCATAATTATAATTTTTTATATTGTTCATAAACATCTTCAATTCTTTCCCCCTTGTGATCCTTACCTTTTATTAATACATATCTAGCAAAGTTTATAGCATCAAGCTTAGATAAATATTCTAGCCTATCAATAAGAGCAGGTGCGTAGTCATGCATTATCTTGAAGTGGACCTCGTCACCATAATGAGAGCAATCTTCTATAGCTTTTCTTATTTCGCTTCTCATATCTAATCTATTAAAAATTCAAATGTGTTTACTACTTCAACTCCTTCTACTAATTCTGCTGCTGTCCCAGAAATCATTGCGTATGTATGTGGGTTTTTATTTTCGCACAACCATTTCATTAATGGCTTAACTACTTCTTCAAATGTTTCTTTTTCCATATTTATTTTATTTTTCTAAAAATATTTGTTCCTGTAAGCCTTTGGTATATTTCTTCTGCTTTAACCAATGAACTTGTTTCGCAATCCTTAAAATGTCGAGAATTTAATCCCCAATAATACTCAGATGATGAATCAAAATCAAAAAAAATTCCACCAAAATTAAATAAATTTTGAATGAAACTTCTTCTTCTTATTCCGTATTTACCATTTTTAAATTCTAATAATTCGTATTTCATATCTTATTCTTTGATTTAATAAACTCCTTAGGTATCCATGTGTTTCTACCGATATAGTGCTTACCTTTATACATAAAAGCATGATGATCTCCATTATGGAATGTATTTACAAAGTACTGATTGTCAGGATCAAACCTAGCGTGAAACACCTGTGTATCCTCATGTTTCTTAAGGCTTTCATTATAAACATCTGTCTTATTCATCCAATCAAACATCTGCCCTCTCTGTTGAGGAGTCATCTGCTCCCAGTACTTATCCGTTAAGCTGTGCCAAAACATAGCCCTAGCAATAGGTCGTTCTGGAATGCAAGCCTCAGATAAAAAACATAACTCAAAAAAATCAATCTTAAACATAATCTTCTATTTTAATTATTTTATAACCATGACCATTAACAAGTGATACATATCGCTCGTTAGCACAAAGAACACACATGGTCAATGTCTTCTTGTTACTCTTAAACGTAACCTTTATTGTGCTTCCTCTCCAACACTTACACATCGTTAAGATATTTTACAGCGTTGATAGCTTTCCGTAGCGAGTTAACATAACCCCTATGGATAAAAAATATTAAGAACTTTCTCTCAAGTACCTCATAGCAATTCCCCGATCGCTTCTTCCATATAAATTTCTGCATGATTCTCTTCTATTTCTGCAAATCTATTCATCCTAAAGGCAGGCTCTTGTACATAACCTAATAGCTTTTGGTAGATTGGCTCGTTTCTAACTTCATTTAATAACACACCAGTCACTATACCCTCATTCTCAAGTACTTGTCTGATTGTATATGTCTTATCCTTCTTGACCCACTGCTGGTAGGCGTGAGCTACAAACTCCTCCATACCAGCTTTAATCGAGTCATCAATACATATTAACTTACTCATAATCAAAAGTTTAAATCTAATTGTTTCTCTACATCTCTCTCGAACCTAAACGTGACACCAAGTGTTGACCTGTACTTCTCAGGATGTCTGTTGTACATGAAGTCTCCATACAGATTGATCCAGTTGTAGAACTTGTTGCGAGCTATAGTGTACTTACCCCTCGGTCCGTAGTCAGGGTAAAGTTCCGTGAACCCATTGTATAGGTCCTGACCTAACACCTCTACACCAACCTTGGTCTTGTCGTTGTATCTATCTCTAGCCCAGTCGTAGAAGTCCATGGATGTCTCAGCTATGAACTTACGCTCCTTAAGATTCTTGAACTTAGACTTCTGTAGACCCTTTCTAAGGTACAGCTGTAAGTTAGCTATCATGTAGTTATCGAACGAGTGCCACTGAGCATCGTCCCAATCTGTGAATAGCTGATGACCAAACTCATCATATGGTGTGTAGTTCTTGCTGTAGTACTGAGCGAACTCAAGCTCCCACTTACGTCTCTCGAACGAGTTACCTGCACCCTTGATCGCGTAGTTTGTTGATATAACAATCTTAGGTGATCTGCTGAATGGTATGTGTATCTCGTCCTTGTTCTTCTTCTCAAGCGTTATACCCTCAGTGATGACAGAGAACAACCTCTCGAAGTCAAAGCCTCTGCTAACGTCATCAAACACCAACATCTGAGTATCTGCTGATACACGCTGATATGGGAACGACTTCTGGAAGCTGAACGCCTTACCATCTATAATTACAGACTTCTTGAGCTGACTTATAGCGTGAATGTACAGACCCTTACCAACACCACCCTCAGGGTTGTCACTGATAACCTCGTCGTTGATGATGACAGCAGGACAGTAACTCGCTGGTTTGTAGCTATGTAACAGATAACCTGCCGTTGACTCGATCGATCTGATTCGGTCCGTGTCGTTACCGCTCACGTTTTGAATGAATCTCTTAAATTCACAATTCTCATAGTCAGCGACAACGAAGTCCCTATCGATCTTCTGCTTCTCCCATATGTAGCCATTGACTGACATATAGTCGATTACTTCAACATTATCTTTTGTGACCTTAACAGCACAATTTCTGAAATATAGGTGCGCCTCATCTGCCGTGTCGTGCATGATTGATGGCTGTATTGAATTTAAAAATGAGAGGTGATCCTCCTTGAATAGCTTGGTCTTGTCAGCAAAGTAGTTGTAGATGCTCAAGTCCTCCATTCCGTAAAGATGCTCAAGAACGTCATCCTTAATGGTATCCTCTGTCGCATCAGATATCGTGTTGTTGTTAATGTTTACAAAGACAAAGTTCTTTCCTCCCTCGATGTAATACTTCGCGTACCCACAGGTCTCTAAGTACTTCTTGTATAGGTGGTTAACGTGCTTAACTACACCCTTGCTGTTCTTTGTCCAGAACGCCTCCTGGTCATCGATCGATGATATGACTGACTTCACAACTTCCTGAGACATAGATCCATACGACTCGATAACCTGCTCCTCAGGTACTCCCTGCTTAACCAACTGCTTGATGTTATCAATCTTCTCAGTGTCCTCATAGAACTTAGTTCCGTGAGCCTCGATGTTCTTGTACGCGCTCTCTATAATAAGAGCAATCTCATTCTTAGGAAATCCCTCAGACTCAAAGTCAGACAGAGCGATTGATGCGTCAGCTTTAGATATACCATACTCGTTAAGAGCTGATGCCAGGATGAACGTGTTGTTGTTGCGCTTACCTGCAACCAATCCGAAGTTAGTGTTCCACCAACTCTTAAGCCTTCTGATCACCTCGTTGCTGTCGTTAAGCTTAATTGTCTGACGTGCTGTCGATGAATCGAACGATTGGTATGACTCAACAAGTAACGTGTCCCATAACGCGCTGTCGTTGTTTACATATATCTCTGGGTCGTATGACTCGAAGCATACACGACCAATGTTTTTGGATGTCTTATCGAACTCATCCATGGCGTAGTACTGCTCAAGCGATAGGAAGTAGTTCTTATGGTTCTTGATGTCCTTTGGTATCTTAACAAGTACCTTAAGACCATCACCTGATGGAGACGTGAACACACAGAACGAGTGCTTGTCAGATGTCAACTTATGACGTGCATCAAGTAACGCCCACTCGTCAATGAATCCATCGAAGTCGATGCATATAAGACCGCTGTGTTCAGTGATGGACGTATCAAGTCTTGACGTGAACTTACCTGAGAAGCATATAGCTGGAAGCTTCTTCTTTATCTCGTTACGTCTTGTCTTGTCCTTCTCCGCTCTAATCTGATCGCATATAACCTTTGATGCCCCACTTCTTATCCTATCTATAGCAACATTTACCTCTCTAAAGAATGGAGCAGACGTGTCACCTAGTGACTTAAAATATGTTATCATATTAGATATCGTTTAAAAAATCTTTCAATATTATCTTTATTCAATCTGTATTTATGATCTAATTCATTTAAAGCAGATTGTTTAGCCTCTTCAACTGTTGCAAATATATTTTCACAGGTCTTTGAAATTCTACCTTTTATCATACCTAGACCTGAAGGATATTCACGATCTAGTAATTCAACTAATTCTTTAGGTATCTCAATTAAATACTCATACTCTGGATTCTCTGCTGGTGGCAATGTAACTCCTACTATTTTACATTGGTGCATCATTCCGTGACTTTCTATGAATACCTTTTGATGTAACTCAAATTTCTTCTGATTTCTTAAAGTTCCTGCAAATGAAATTGAATGTGATCCAATTGGATATGTTTCAATGTTTACTACTCTATCATGCATAGTTATGTTTTTTTAGGGGTTAAAAAACCCATAGACCATCAAGCCTATGGGTTCAATTTAATTAATGTTAATATCAGAATGGTAAGCTGTCATCGTCTGCCTCTGCTGGTGCAGATGCCTGAGATGGTTCTGGCGCTGATGATCCTCCAGCTGCCTCAATCTTCCATGCGTTTAAGCTGTTGAAGTACTTGATCTCACCTGTGTTCTTGTCAGTGTACTCCTTACCATCAAGGTTGAAAGAAATCTCTACCTCTTGACCTTCGTTGTACATATTCAAGATGTCACACTTGTCCTGAGTGAACTGCATTGTAATGTGCTGAGGATACATAGTTGATGCATCAGTGATTACAACCTCTCTCTTCTTGAACTTGTCAGTTACTTGAACTGTGTCTCCGATCTTCTTGATCGTTCCATTTAATTTAAAACTACTCATTTTTTGATTTTTATTTGATTTACATTTACACCGAACTTTTCGGCTATTTCTTCTAGTGTTACCTCTACTTGTTGTTCTTCAATTTCTTTTGCGTATCTCCAACATGACACACCCCAACTAAAATCAATTTCTTCATCATTTTCAGCTAAAATCCAAGTAAAAAACATATCATTTTTTTGAAAAATAACTTTACGTTTTTGCCATGTTTCAGAATTCTCTGACACCATCATCCATCGTTCTGTTGATTCTAATGGGAAAGCTATTTGATCAAATCCTTGACAATATGATCCATCAAGTGTAAATGATAAGTCTTCACCACATCTAATTGGATACTTTCTATCAAGGTCTACTTCAGTAACTTGAACCCTAATCCAGTCTCCTGCTTTTATACTTACTAAACTCATTTGTTTTTATTTATTAATTTAGATTTATACTCGTTTGCGTACTCAAGGGCAAGTTGCTCTCGTGTCTCAATGTGCTTGATGTCCTTGTCTGTAAGTCTTACAGGAACTCGTGTTACACGTAGGTTGTCGTCGATGTCGTCCATGTAATGTAGCGACGGCTCCTCCCATTCTCCAATCATCCCCTCAGGTGTGTTGGTCAATACATAAGCGTACTCACCATCTCTCCAGTCAATCCCTGTTGTCTTGCATAACATATAAAGGTACAGCTTTACCTGCCACTCATACGTTGAATTAACTCCGTCCTCAACCAACTTAGGGAACGACTTCTTTGTCTCTGATGACTTGATATCAAGGACAAACAAACGCTTCTCATCGACCTCATCTGGGTGACCAGTGAATGAACCGAACGAAAGCTCGTAGTACTTGTCTCCTTCATTTAACTTGTTGTAGTCAGTGAATAACAACCTGTTGTAGATAGCGAATGAATCCTCCTCAACCTCAGTACCCTTGTCAGTAGCGCGTGAACCGAATGAATCTTTGTACTTGTAGACCTTCTTGTCAACGATCGATCGGACGTATGACTTAGCTCCCTCGCTCAGGACTGGCTTCGCATCTCTCTTCACAATCAACTCGTCACGTAGTTCTGCCTGCTTGTCAGTTAACTTAATCTTAGCAAGTAGTCCGTTCAACGTCTCCTCCTGCTTATCTGTCAGACCATCTCTACCTAAGAATAATGGTGCTGCACCGCTCGCTCTAAATTTCATCGATTTGTTTTAGTTGTTCCTTACTCAATGTACGTGTGCTGATAAGTTTCTCCTTAGTCATGGCACCTGACTTCAATGCGTCTAACGCTTTAGGGAAGTCCTCGTCCTTGATAGGTGGCTTCGCGTCTTTAATTACAGGAGGTCTTGCTGAAAATCTAAGTGCATCAACCAATCCTTCTGGTGATTTAACTTTTTCAACCTGTAATAGAACTGGCTTGTTTAAGAAATCTTCTGTATCAATACTATTGAATAATGTTTGAAGCCTTTTGAAATTAGTTCTATTTATTACCATTCCTTTAGGATATTCCTTAAGTTTACAGGCAATCTTCTGCTCTTTACCCATAGAACCTATCAACTCATCTTGATAGAACTTCTCAATGTGTACAATTACTGGGTTGTACTTCCCATTTAATTCAAGGTTCCAAGAACCTAAGAATTTTTCATCTTTATCAAATAAAGATCTCCAGTGTTTACTGCTCATGTTAATTTAATTAGACTTGTTTTATTTTTACACTCTCCTAATAACATCTTATACAACATATGTATTGATATATTGTTATTAGAATATTTTTTAGCTTCTGTTATAGACTCATAATATATCCCTGTTTCTAAATTTAAAACATATTTAGCCCGTGGGTTATAACCATCTATAAACTTTCCCTTCATAGATATTTTAAATTTATCTATAGCTTCCTTACTTCTCTTAGATCCTTTCTTAGATAAAGACATTTTCTTTTTAGCTTCATCACTATGTCCAATACCATATAATGGATGATTTTCTTTTTTTGATCCTTTCTTTTTATTTATATGATCTGGATATTTTCTACCTAATGTTTTTCCAATATTAGATTCAGATATTTTACTTTTGGTTTCTTCTGAATGCTTATATCCAATTCTTCTTAATGAAAGTTTTTCTATAGCTTCTTTTGACAACTTAATACCTTTTTTAGCTTTAGAAATTTTCTCTCTCGTTTCATTTGATCTTATAAGTTTATACTCAGAACTTTTAGTAAGAATACAGTTAAGTCCATTATCACCTAATACATCATAATGATTCTGCCAAAATCTTTCTCTTTCGTTTAAAATTGAAATATCACAATCATCAATAATTTTTATTGAATGATTATCAAATCCATGCTTAATAAAAGAATTATAAATTCTAGGTTGAGACATACACTTCAATCTTCTATATGTTTTGATTCTTTTATCAAAATTAATAGTTTGACCTATGTATATCTTTTTAGATGGTGATATTATTCTATAAATGTATCCAGTCATTTTGCTTTTTTAAAATATGCTTTTGAAAAATGAGGAAAACAGAAAGCATACTGTCTTTCAATAAGGGATCAATCTTATCTATCCTCTCTGCAAATATAAATAATTAAATTAAAGTTTGCAAATATGTTGATAATTTTTTTAAATAACTAATTTTTTTAGTATTTAATTTTTCTAATTGTTCCTCTGTTGATTTCTCCATTCTGTACTCGATTACATCAATGTTGACACAGCAACAGCCAATCTCCCAACCTAAGTTCCTGAATATCATGTACTGATCTTCTGTTACCTCCTCGTAGTGGTCTGAGTTTGTCATTGTGTTATGTATCACAATGTCACCAGTATCTAAGAACTTCTCTATCTTCACCCCATGGTTTACATACCATAGCGTCCTTGGTGCGTCCTGGTCTCCCGTCCAGAATAGCGTCACCTCATTGTTTAAATCTTCAAATGCTTTCATTTTTTCTGTTGTTTATATTCTAGTACAAATCCTACCGCTACAATTACATTCATTCCTAATGATGCAACGACCTCTGTTATGTCCTCATAGATTGTGGTCATAAGATGTATGTGACCAATGGTCCAGAAAGGTATAGCTAAATTCTGACTTATCCAAATTATTGTGTACCTAATCATCGAAACTTAAGTTATACTCATTCATAAAATCGTTAAGCATTTGTAAAGTTTTTTCGTATTGATCTACGTTTTCTTCAGAGTACTTTATAATACGCATTAAGTTTTGATTTAAGTTCCAAGCCAACGTCTTCCACTTTGTAGAATCAATATGTGTTCTGATCTCGACAGCCTCTGTGTCTAAATCAAATTCAAATGTTATCTTTCCCATGTTTTTAAAGTTTAAGGTATGATTCAAAATCTACTATAGGATAATTTTTCCTGTCGCAATTAATACAGAACTCTGCATAATCTTGACTTTGTTTCTCTTCCATTTCTTTGGCTGTTTCTAACATTTTATTATCTACTTGACCATTCATTAATCTTTCAATCAACCATTCTACTGCTGTTTGTTCCATCTTATTCTTGTTGTTTAGTTATACTTTTATGTTTTACAATTGTTATAGTCTTATGTTTCATTGTTCTTGTTGTTGATTATATTTTTTCATAAATTCAGTATCTTCACTAGGTAATGACATTCCTAATTCTACGTATTGGTCAACAATATAGGATTCTTCATTACACCAAGTACATCCATGGTGACTCATTCTACTTCCACAATTTTCACATTCTCTCATTGTTCTTGTTGTTTAAAGGTTTCGTTGTAGTATTGTTTTGCGTTTACAAAAGGTGAATTTTCATAATTTGCTCCGTGATTTGCAGCATCAATAATCTGTTGCTCCTCTACTGGTAACTTACTCTTTAAAACATCAAACACCTGCACGTAGTTTGGTTGATCGCTTGGGCTTGACCATAGCTCTGCTATTTCTATGATAGCTTGTTGTAATGCTGTCTTTTTCATTCTTCTTCCTCTTTAGTTTCCCAATAATACTCACACTTAAAACCACCATCAACTAACTCTCCTGGTGTACCCAGAAAGTAAGATTGATGACAACTCTCTGGAGCTGTGTGCCTATAGCACGTATCCTTTAACGGACAATCTTTTCCTACGCATTTTGATATATCTGCCATGATATTTATTTAAAGATTCCACCCCATTGTTCTGCGAATGCATTAGCCATTCCCTCAAACGTCTTACTTCTTAATGTCTGTCTCTCTTCCTTTGTCTTAGCATTTTTTAATGCATCTGCATACCACTTAGGGTGAGACTTTCCAGACGAGAACACCGTTCTTTCTCCCTTTCCGACAACATCTGTAGGTACAAGTAATGGTAGGTTCTTCAGCCATAAACAAGTAGTTTTCGTTGCCTCATCCCCAAACATATACGGCTGTACTATCTGATCAGGCTTTCTCCACTTACCGCTTAACAATCCAACAGGGTTCTCAATAGCTATGTGTTTGATGTTTGCGTTATACAACGCCTTTACAAACTCAACACTATCCAACATATCCTGTCTTCTGTTTGGGTACTTTGGATGAGGTCTACGTTCATCAAATGGTAAATCTTTATCTTCAGGGTTAGATAACCACTGCGCCCCACTACCTGCTAAAAATGTACATGGTGGGTGAGCTACCATTAGATCCCATCCCATGTCGATCACTTCAAATACATCTTGTTGGAAGTGCCACTCTGGGTGACCGCCACTACAAGGTAATAAATCACATGAAAAAGCTTCATGTCCTAACTTTCTAAATGCTTTTGTCGTTGCCTGGCTCTCTTCACAGGCTATTAAAATTCTTGCCATAATATTCAAACTTAAGGGAACACAGTTCTCGATGTCTTAATAGTCATCGGCTCGCTCCCATATTTTATGTACTCCTCAGCATCTTCCCTTGTGCTGAACTCAAGGATGCGGTCATCAAATCGTGACCTCGCATACTTCCATCTAGTGTACCAATTCTTCTTGGTCATGACATACAACTTGCCGTTGTTCTCCTCAATTATTGATCGCATATCTTTTTTAATTTAGTTACATAACTCTTATCCTCTGCATAGTTCTCAGACAGATAGTCAAAGTACTCTGCTCTACTCTTAGTGCTCAGATACTTAGCACTAAACATAGCGTAGTCAAGTACCGACTGCCTCCAGCTACTATACTTAGCATGACCCCTGCTCGTGTCAAGTGCCGTGCATGGTCGCTGTCTAGCCTGCTTCATTCCAAAGAGGTTGTGGCTCTCAGTGAACACATCTGACGTGAAGTTACCCGTCTCAAGTACCGCCTGGGCATACACAATGTCTGCATGACGGATGTTTAAACTCTCTATATACTCCTTGAGTAACTTAGGACTAAACCTCGTGTCGTTGTTATCAACTACCTCCTTAACAATCAAGTCCTTAGTGACTGTCTTAATCTCTGTTGGCTTATAGGCAATGTAGCCTATTAGACCGATGATGATAAAATTTTTCATGATGCCATAAATATTATTATTGATGAAGTAAATGCATTCAACAATATCATTATTAATATATCCCTTAACATAAGCTATTCATTAGTTTCTTCTTTACCGCCCACAACTCGTGTACGTTCTTAGCGTTCATTAGATCGACCTCTATATCTGTCAAGTTATCGACAGCTTCCGCATTCACTACAGATAGTATCGAGTCTATCTCATCCTCGAACTCTGTAGCCATCTTCTTAAAGTCATTGTACATGATGAGGTCGTTGTACTTACGAATGCCATAGATGACACTCGAATGGTTACGATTAAACTCTCTGCCTACGTCCTCCAGGGTCATGCCTAACTTGTTGTATAGATAGTTCCAGAATACGAAACGCTTATATACTAACTCTTCTTTTCGTGATGGCGTATTCAAGCCATGCTCTTCAATTATTTTCTTAATCATGTGTAAATGGTGATTCGGTTTGTACTATGCTCCATGGTCTTGGTTGGTTATTTGTCTGATGTGACTTAAGCTGATCCAAGAAGCAGTAATGAACTCCACCCTCCATGTGTGAGTAGTAACGTGCTGACCAACACTCGTTGTCTAGATTCTTGCACCAAACAAATGCATCCTTCTCTATAGGTCGCTCGAACTTCGGTATCTCATACGGAACGAACGATAGAATAGGTGGTAAATTTTTATATAGCCTTCCATCTTTGTGGAAATAATAATCTCCAATAGATTCAAATGATACTAGTATAGAATCTATTTGCTCAATTTTAATTTCTCCCTTTAGGTTTCCCCAATAAACTGTTTTTCCTACCATAATAATGTTATTAATGTCGATTTACACAACTTTATGTCGACAAGATGTTGACAAAAATAGACCTGTACTCCAGGCTACGTCTACAAAGTTAGTGAAATAATGTTGACACGACAAGTTTTTTAAATTTATTTTTATTTTTTTTTATAGAGAGTACTATTACTCTCTATATAATTTATTTTTTTTTATTTATATATCTATCAACATGTCAACATAAAAAGATATAAAAGATAGATAAATAAAGGGATACAGACCGATTTTTGTCAACATTGGATCGACATAGATTGGTCAATATCGACATTGGCGTCATAAAAAAGGATTTTCTGTTGTTACTATGTTCCAATGAGAAACACTATCTGTTTCAGTTGATTTTTTTGAGGCTTCAAAAACACAATGGTAACCATTTGTACAATGCGAATAGTGTCCAACTTTCCAATAAGATTCTTCAGTATCTCTAAACCAAACAATCGTATCTTTTTCAATTGGTTGTTCTTTGAATGGATATTCTAAAAATGCTGATGGGTATTTGTTAGTTGAATCAATTTTGCCATCAATTGTGTATGAAGATAAACCTGCACATATAGGATATTCTTTAATAATATATGAAGTTGACCTAACAGTTACCCATCCCTCTTGAATAGTCCAAATTTTATCGCCTACTTTTACTTTACTTAAATCTACTTTCATAACTTTTCTATTTGTTTATTGATCCATTTAATTCTTGGTGTAATATCTCCTTTCTCCCAATAGTAATTACTACGAATATTCTTGAATGCTGATAATGAAGAAAACATTGACGGTCTGTTGTTTTTTATGTAGTACTTTATAAGTTCATATTCATTTTTATTAATTATAGCACGAGAATACAAAGTAATCACCCAATAACATAAACCAGTTTCAAATCTATTTTTATTCTCTAGCATCAACTGCAATAACTCTTTTCCTGTTCTCATAGCTCTAAAATTATTTCCTTAATTAATTGTACGTTGAAGTTCTCATCGTCAGTCCAATAGCACTGGATGATGCTCGATGCCCACTCGTCCTGGCTTGAAAAGTTTTTACTTTGAACGTAGTCAAGGTGAAAGAAAAGTGAGTGTGAACCACTTAACTCATATACCCTCCACTCGTCAAGGTCATTGAATAATACCTCTCCGCTGTACTCAGCGCCATGTAGGTCTATGGTGAACTCCACAGACCTTAATGCTAAATTTAATACTACTTTCATTTTCTTGTTACTTTTAATTGATTTCCATCTAATTCCCAATTGTAATTTTTATTTAAGTAGAATATATTTTTCTCTCTTGATGCAATAGGTAGGCTAATAAAAGCCTTTGTACTATCTAAAATACTTCCACCAAATAAAGGTATACCATCAACCTTAAAAGAAATATCTTCAGATCTGATATCAATCTCTTTATTCTGTTTACCAAACACTTCCTCTAACACAACTTTTTGTCCTGAAGTAGCAGATGCAAACATTTCGTCCACCTCTCCTTCTGATAGTTCGATGTCATCTACCCATGGATTTCTGTTAGCCAATGCTGTTATTTTACCTTTCCATGTAGAACAAGCTACGTCATGGATCTTCTTTAATTCTGATTTTTTAATTGTTTTCATATTGTTTTCGTATAATTCAATATCTTCTATTGTATCACCTACACTCTTAGTCTTAGGTATTTTAACCTTGTCACCTACAGATAGTAATGATCTGTGTGCTAATGAAATTGGATAGTTCCAGTATTCATCATCTTCAAATCTTATAGAAAATATTCTGTCATCGATAATTTCTATAACTCCTATCTTATCGATGTATTTGTCCATATTTGGAGAGTAACCTAGATACTCTCTTGCTTCAAACTTAAAGCCTTTTGCTTTCATTCCTACTTCTACTTTCATAATTCTAAAAAATTTACGTTATCATTCATTAGCGATATAACTACCTGCATATCGTCTAACATTTCTTGCTCCTGCAATGCCTCAATACATTGCGTTATTTCGTACTGACTCGTCGTCCCATCTGTACTCGTCATGGATGGAACAACGCTGTCAATTACTAACTGCTTGCCTACATACGACATCTTTGGGTCGTACTCAATTACTATTCTGCTCATACCATTTAATGAATTTAATTACTGCTTGATAGGTGTGTTCTATCTTTTCATTATAACCTATCTTTCCTACGTTGTTACAAATTTCTATTCCACCAGATGAATAGTCAACAATCTGAGTACCATTCTTTAATATGTTTACATCATATTTTCCATCCTCAACACTTTCAATCTTGTCAACTACTTGAATTAACCAACTCCAATCTGAGTGAAACTTTAAGTCTGATATAAATACAGTGTCCTTGCTTACAAGTCCCCATCCTCGTTGAGATTCAATTTCAATCTCTTCATCTAATATAAGATCGAATCCATCTGGTAGAGAATAATCAAAATACTTTCCATTTTCATGTCTAATGCAAGACACCTTTCGAAATTCCATGAAATCTGCTATTAATTTGTTTTCTTCCATAACTATTAAATATTATTTATCTCTTTAATACTAATCTTGTGACATCCGATAGTCACATGCTTGTCCGTAACAGAATTAACTCTGTATCCTAACACCTCTGTAGGTAGGTTAGGTAGCATAAGTTTGTATCTACGATACACATCTATAGGTAGCTTGATGCCTCGTGACGTGTACACGTTCTCACCATCGCTACGTAAATACGTTTCTGTAGTAGCACCCTTTAACCATAGGTCATTGGTCTCAAAGTTTCTCCATTTATTCAAGCGCTCTTCGTTCTCTTTCTTGTCAGCGTCAGCCTTAGCCTTGTTGATAGCCTTTAACTCTTCAGCTTTGAACCCAAAGTCCATTGTTGTATAGTGCGCCAATGGATTGTCCGTGCCGAAATAGTCACAATAATCTTGTGCCTGTCCAACCAACCTAAGCACCTCGTTTGCATACATCGCAGGCTTCTTTGCTCTTGACATCTTGTCTAGTTGCGTGTCGATGTCTTTTTGCCACTTGTCAATATTGCTAGGGTTATACTCACTACTTGGGTCGTAGCATCTTACAACCTTTGCACCCGTAGGAATTGAATTCCATACCTTGCTTATGTGCTTGCTAGTTGTGTTACTGTAGTTGCGTGTAGTCAATATGAACGAGCCATCGTCCATCCTAACAGCTATAGGGAAATGACCCCCGTAGCTGTAGATAGTTCTACCATTGAAGAAAAAACTATTTTGAGGATTTCGTCCGTGTTCTTGTTTTCCGTGCGCCCAAATGTGAGGCAATTCGTTGTTTGAAAATACTTTTCTCATAATCAATTATATTTATAACCTTTACAGCCATTTGTGTTAAAAACTCTACTCATAAATCGGTGTATCTTTGCTTTACGATTATGTTTTTTATAGTTGAATCCAGGATCCGCTAAAGTCACGTTACTTGCGATGGTCAACGTGATAACCACTAAAATTAAATTTTTCATCTTGTTAAATAAATTAAAATTGCTATTACCATTACTAATTGAATGTATGTTAACACTCGTTCTATTTTCTCGTTCATGATACCTCGAATATGATTAATAATAATACGATAATTCCCATCGTTACCGCATACAATACGCCTACAGACGCGCCTCTTTTTAAACTCTTGCCCATATTGATAGTTCTTGATTTGATGTGTATGGTACGTATGTACTAACTACTTTTTTTCTCTTTTTAAATTTCGGCATCATATACGACAGAAGCTCATAGCTTTGTTCGTTCGTGATGTCCTCGAATGTTGCGATGCCGTTTCTATTCAACCATCGCTTAACTTTTAGCGGTCTGTTGTAGTACTTAATAGCTCGCATATTTGTGTTTCTTGCTATGTCCATCAGTCTATAAAATTAAATTCTCTTATTACTCGTGTTGATTTGTCGGGGCTTGTGCTTATTAACTTAGTCACGTTGTACCCTCTCGATGTGTAGCTACGCGTTGCTGTCTCACTACCGCCCAAACGTCTAAACCATTTTAACGTGTCGTCGTTCGTGATGTCGTTGTATTGACGCATGTCAATTTCTTTTGTCTCGATTGTCTTTGCGCCATTCTCGAAGCGCGTTTCTGTTAGTTGTATCATCTTGTTATTATTTACGTTCTATAAAATATGGAAAAGGGTATTTTTTCTGTAAATATTCCTTTGCCGTTCGTTGTGTCGCACGTCTTATTGAAACGTCCTTTTTAAATAGCAACACGTTGCCTGTCTCGTCCCATAGGACTACCTCAAAAATGTAGTTCATAAAAATAAAGTTGTTAAATAAAATCTGTCAACTGAAGAAACATTCTTAAAACGCTTAGATAAACGTCTGTTTATAGACTTATTAAGATTGTCTTTTCTCTCTTCGTCTGAAATAGTAAAAGAATAAGCCAACGCCATTCTATTTTCTTTGTTTAAATTCTTCATCTTATTAAATTTTAAAGTTTGCTTTTCATCCTTTTGGAATCATCAGAGCGGACACTCATCCGCTTAAGCTTTTTTCGATTACCTGCTTTCTACCTCAGTTACTCGACCCATCTTAGTTACCTCCGCTGAGCATTGCGTCCTAGTATTAATACCCCTAGGAGGGATTGGCTCTGTGTTCACCGACTTAGCCTATGTCGGGTGTTTTGTTGTCGCGGTACACTCAAACCGCGGTTCTGCCTTTCGTTGTGAATCCTCACATGCATCTCGTAATCAAAGAACTAATAATGTTTTGAGTGTCCTGTATGGTGGTGCGCTTTGTCTCGCCCTTTTAATTACCCTTGTACACATAAGTCAAAACTTGAATACAATTCCGTTGAACTGCTCAGCAAAGGTAGTGCTAATGTTTATATCTCCAAACTTTTTTGACATTTTTTTTCAATTATTTTTTGTTCGGTGTTGTAATCGATTGATTTTAAAGGAGTTATGAACGAAAAAAAATTTTAAAATTTGTTGTTTGGGGGGATATTTGGACAGATATAATTCAAAAGCTCTGTAAACCTCGATGAAATAAGGGCAACAAGCCCATTTTACGGCTAAATCACTCGATAAGACGCGACGCATGGGCGCAGGATTCAATAACGCGCGCTCGCGTATAGGGGGCAAAAAATAGGGCTGAAAATGGGTGCAATTTTGACGCTTAAAATGTTGATAACGAACGAAGATAGGTAAATCCAGGTGAAATGGCAGAGCTAACTATCTGTAGTTCAATGAGTTATGTTTAGCTGTCTTATAACAAGCATTATGTTAAATAGAACTATATATCGGCTGAAACGTAGGCAGGCAGGGCGATGTAGCGTATCGAACGACAGAAGAAACCACAGCAACGAATAAACATAGGGCTGTATGGATGGATGTACCCCCTACAGAAAAGCTGAAAATCTAGCGGAAAAAGTTCGAAATCAACACCCCCCCATCAAAATTAAAGTCGGTTTTCTTTTTTGATTTTTTACGTTGAATAGGTATATTACCCAACACCTCCATATTTCTAATTCCATGACGCTAGACCCCCTTTTATGTCGATATTCACGTTTTTATGTCGACGTATGACGCAAAAATGTCGACAAAAAAAATCGAGCTATCCCACTGTTTATAGGCTTTTAGACTCTTTTTTTTCTTTAAAATGTTGACACCACTACTACTATAGAAAAAAATAAAAAAAACACTATATAAGAGAGTATATAAAGAAATAAAAAAAAATAAAAAAAATTTTCTCCGAACCATGCGTGTCAACATTTTTTTAGCAACTTCTCAAGCCCAGCCTACGATACAGCGCCGTTTTTGACAACATTCTATCGACATAGAGCGACATAAGTCGACATGGTGTCAAATATTTTTTTCTTCCACCCCTTGTTTCATTGGAATTAATGCGTATATTTGTCAACATGAAGGTATGCACTAAATGTAATAAGGGCAAGAAGGCTGATTGCTTCCACAAGAACTCGAGGTCTAGGGATGGGTTGCACACGATCTGTAAGATGTGTCGCTTGCCAGAGGTGAAGGTAAAGGTGAAGGAGTGCAGCAAGTGCAAGGTCGTTAAGAAGCTCACTGAGTATCATGTGTACTCGTTGGGCAGACATGGTGTGTACCCGAGATGTAAGGAATGTAGGAAGAACACTTAGCTCAGTTGGTTAGAGCAATGTCCGCTTAAGACATGGGTCCGTGGTTCGATTCCACGAGTGTTCACAAAGCAGTTTTTGTAAAAAGTATTTTGTGTTATGTATAATATAATATATATATTTGTGGTATAACTACTGTTGCTGCAAAAATTGTAGATGACGTGGTCAGAGACTTGTTCTTGCAATCTCAATACCTTAAGTTGAGCAGCTCATCTAATGGATGGGCAAATAGTCAGGTGGCGGAATTGGTAGACGCATGAATAAAGGTTAATAGTAAGGATAACGTGAGTAACCTCGAAAGACCCGTTAAGATCGCTCATAAGTTATCGTACAGGTTCAAATCCTGTCCTCGACTACAAAACTTAAGAAAGCCTGTGCATGAAAAGAATGCATCTATCGTGGAAGTGCCATGATGACAGCACGGAAAGACGGCATTAATTTTAAATAAATAATAATGGAAGAAAAATCATTACACAACACTACAGCCAACGGTGCTAGAAAAAATGTAAAGGACATTCAGTTCTGGGGAGATGGAGACACATTCAAGTTAATCTCTAAGGCTTCATCTGAAGCAGAGGGATGGATGAAGTCAACTAAGGCGATGCAGGCAGGAAGAAATGTAGTTGTTCAGGTTACTACACAGCAACGCAACCCAGATGGTAGTTATTCCATTGCGGAGGCACTTACTACAGTTCCAAACTCTATAATTGTAGAAGTGTCAGGCTCAAATGGTGTTGTAAGTAGATCGATACAGTATCAATTGTTTTAATATGACTGGCTCACAAGACAACTTAACATTGTCGGAGGGAATGCGGATGGTTGAGCATCGTGGCATCGGGAGAACTACTGGAGAGATAAGTTCATGACAGAGAGTAAGTCAGGTGGGAGACTCTGTTTTTATACCATATTGGGGATATTGATTCTCTATTATGTAGTGTTTTTAAAAAGTAGTTACCTTTAAAGGTATAAATATTATGAAAAAAGTATTATTATTAGCATTAACAATTTTCTTAACTGGATGTAAGAAGGATGAGTATGGTCCTAATGCAGAACCATGTACATGTAAAGCAATGTTTCTTTGGGAGAGAAGATACAAGGACTCTATTGATGTTCAAAGCGATCCAGGTACGTGGAATAGTGATGGGTATGACAACACTAGACCTAAGTATGTTTATACATATCATTGGGACACGGTATCAAGTCCTATCTATAATAACACGTCAGACTATCCATTCTACTGCAAGGACACTTTCCCATTGGGATATTGGATAGACACTGTGAATGAATTTAATATTTATAGCTACAGTAGACAAAGATTATTTTGTATAGATTAATAACCTTTAAACAACAAGAACAATGAAGAAATTATTAAATAAAATAGTGAAAAACTCATATATGAGACACTCAAAAAATACGTTTGGTTTAAAAATACCATTCTATATTAACCTACCTTTTAAAAAAGAATTATGTGTCTATGCTATGGATATGGATTGGGATAGTCTCCGAATTAAAATAGAAAGCCGCAGAGAAGAGGATTTTGGGAGAATAACCCATGTAATTAAAAAAGGAAAATATTAAACAACAAGAACTGTGAAGACTAAAAACATAGCTATCCCTATTTATGGCTGCCGATTGACAATGATCTTATCTGAAGATTTATCTAAAGTTGCTGATAAGTATAAATTAAAAGATGTTGAAGGATTTAAGGCATTAGTATTTAAGGATGATACAAAAGATAGACACTATGTAGTAGCTTTCACTGATCATAACCATTTAAGCAATGTGGCTCATGAAATTGTGCATATCAAAAACCACATATTTTTAGATTGTGCAATGGAACTTGATAGACACAATGATGAACCAGAAGCCTATTTAACTGGGTGGCTATTTGATGAAATTTATGAATTTTTAAAGATACCTTAATACCGATTCGGGTTTGACAGTTAAGAGAGACCCCGCCTCTTTAGTAGGAAAAATGTCGTTAAATAACTCTTCAAGCTAAGTGGCATCGGTGACTTAGTATATTGGTCCTTTAACTCAGTTGGTTAGAGTAGCGCACTCATAATGCGAAAGTCCCAGGTTCGAGTCCTGGATGGACCACGATAGTACCTACCACGCTTCTGGGTTGGGGTGTAACCCAGCCGAGCGTACCAGGGTAGGTCTTTTGCAAGCCCTGTGTATTTCATTACATAGGCTCAGTACCAAGTATGCATCCCGTTAGATCTGCTGCTTGGTCTCTCCGTTAATGGGAAATGGTATCCAATTCTTTGGTGCAAGACGTTGCCTCTTTGAATGGACCTATAACCACTAACACCCCCAAGTAAGACTACCTGATCAGTAGACACTGCTTGGGGTTATTTTAAAACATTAGATATGAAGATAGGAGATAGAGTTGTACACAAGAAGAAGCCAAGGTATGGTGAGGGCACTATAGTCGACCAGCTTCCAGGACTTACATGGGACAACCTCAGGGGGTTCATCGTGCAGTTCGACCTATTCAAGATGCATAAGAATCAGACAGGTTTTACCACTATGCTTTTTGAGAATCAAATTGAATTAGTATATTTGTCAAAAAATTGAATTAAATATGATCGCAAAAGAATTATCATTTGGAGAGGATGCGCGCAAGAAATTACGCGAGGGCATCAAGACGGTGGCAGATGCTGTCGGAAGTACGTTAGGACCACAGGGTCGTAATGTAATCTTAGAATCAGAGAACGTAGTGGGTGGCTTGACTGTCACGAAGGATGGTGTGACGGTGTTACGTAACATCAACCTGTTAGACCCAGTCCATAACTTGGCGGCACAGCTTGTACGTCAGGCATCTGAGCGCACGGTAACTACGGCAGGAGATGGGACAACAACAGCGGCAGTTCTAACGAACGCGATAATTGAGGCTGCGGACAGCCTTATCACTGAGGATGACAACAGGACCGACATCCTGCGTAACATTGTTGCTATCTCTGAGGATGTTGAGAAGCAGCTGACGAAGATGTCTAAGAAGGTGACGGGCAGTAAGTTGTACGACATCGCTACAATCTCTGCGAATAATGACGCTAGCATCGGTAAGATCATAGGAGACGTATACAGTAAGTGTGACGTTGTAACCGTTGAGAACGGACAGAACACGCACACCGAGACTGACATTGTCGATGGAGTAAAGATCGACAGAGGTTTCAGCAGCAAATGGTTCATCAACAACCAGAAGAATGGAACTTGTGTGTTAGAGAATCCTTATATCTTAATCACGGACCATCAGATAACTAACCTGATGAACCTAGAGAACATCTTAGCACCTATAATCAAGTCGGAGAGAGCGTTGCTCATCATCGGTGAGTTAGACGCTAAGACGTTAGCTACGATACTTAAGAACGTACAGAACGGATCGCTTAAGTGCTGTAACATCATACCACCAAGCTTCGGATACCGTAAGGACGAGCTGATGGCTGACATTGCAGCTGTTACAGGTGGGAAGTACTACGCGGAGCACATGGGTGACAACTTGGCACTTATTAAGATGGAGGACCTGGGTACGGCAGCTAAGGTTATCGTTGCGCAGGACAAGACCACGGTGATCAAGAGCGCGGACGCACCAGACATCAAGGAGTACATCTCTGAGTTGAAGGTTGCTGTTGAGAACGCTTCGAATAACAACGACATTGAGTTCTTGAATGAACGTATTGCAAACATAGCAGGGTCTATTGGTATCATTAAGGTTGGTGCTAATACCGACATCGAGCGTAAGGAGCTGAAGGACAGGGTGGATGACTCTGTGTTAGCTGTTAAGGCTGCCATCGAGGATGGTATCTTACCTGGTGGCGGTATCTCACTTATCAACGCGATACATAGAATCCAGCCTAAGTATGACAACCCAAGCTTTATCTTGGCACTTGCTATACTTGACAAGGCTTTGCAGCAACCATTTGGTGTTATCTGTAAGAACGCAGGGGAAGACCCAGCTGTTATATCGGCAGGGATCGTCCATAACGGCACTGAGGGATATGGGTATGACTTCAAGAGTGGTAAGTTCGGTAACATGCTGAAGATGGGTATCATTGACCCTACTAAGGTTACTAAGCAGGCATTCAAGAACGCTGTATCTGTTGCAACAACGATACTATCAACTGATGTAATAATTTCAAACGTAAGAGCATGATCGCAATCGGGAAATATATCCTTGTACGTCCAGACAAGGACGTTGAGGACAAGGTGACAACATTTGGTCTAGTTATGACAGACTTGGACAGTAAGAGCGCGCGATATAAGCGCGCCACTGTCGAGAGTGTCGGAGAGGACGTGTTCTTCGAGTTGAAGAAAGGCGACTACATCGCGTATGACGCTGTCCAAGGGCACGACATCGAGATAGAGAACGTCATCTATAGAGTAATCGCAGAGAGGGACGTAGCTATTAAGTTTTAACGTACTCGTTAATCTTCTTGATCTGTAAAGCAAAGACCTTATCCGAGTAGCTCGCTGTCTTACTAAACATCGGGTTATGGATAGGGTCTGTTGAATACTCTTCCTCACCACGTAGCTTCTTGTAGAAGGACGTTATCATGGTCTTGCACTTATGGCTTACCTCGTAGTACTGGTTGTTACCACTCACCTTCTTAGCCCATGCATGAACCCATCCATCATCTATTAACTTCTGTAGTCTGTTCTTATCGAACGCGAATATGTTGCTGTACTGCATGAGGTCTGTCTTCTTGAATAGACCCTCTGAGTATAGGAACAGTAGCATGTCTAGGTCTGGAAGTGATATCTTGTACTTAGACTTCACCCACTTTCTAGCGATCTTGAAGTACTTCAGGTAGTCGTACTTCGGCTTAATCTGATAATGAGCCACATATGGTGCTCGTTTCCGTTTTGATATTTGTATCTTCGGCATTTGAATTTAATTTATATTGCAAATTTAAGTATATTTGCGGTATTAAAAACAAACTATGGCAAAGACGGCAGCTTGGACTCGTAAAGAGGGAAAAAGTAAGACAGGAGGGTTAAACGCTAAGGGTGTTGCTTCATATAGAAAGGAGAACCCAGGCAGTAAGTTGAAGATGGCTGTTACGACACCACCATCTAAACTTAAGGCAGGTAGTAAGGATGCTAACAGAAGAAAATCTTTCTGTGCGCGTATGTCAGGTGTTTCAGGTCCTATGAAGGACGAGAAGGGTAGACCTACACGCAAGGCTTTGGCATTAAAAAAATGGAATTGTTAAAACATATATTATGGCAGCAGAAGAACAAGGACCAGGATGGAGAAGATTCCGTGGTAAAGTAAGAAAAGAAGTTAATGACGTTAAGAAGGAGATTAGATCAGTCGGTCGTCAGTTAGGATTTACTAACAATGGTATTGCGGAGATTCGTCACCCATTGAACAACAAAATCTACAACGCAGTTAGAGAGATGAAGAACAAGTCTGAGGACAGACAAGCTAACCGTCAGAAGGCTAGAGCTCAAGGTAGAGCAGTTGCTCAAGGTACTAAGCCAGCTAACAGCCCTAAGATGATCTGTGGACCTAAAGGTTGTAGAGAAGTAGGAGGAAGATTATGAAAAACTTCAAGGTAAAATATAGCGAGATGACATTCATCGATAAGGCTATTCAGGAGAAGAAAATTCAGAAGATGCAGCGTGAAATGAACGAGGTAGTTATGAAGGAAACTGTTAAACAGAACATGCGCAAGAATGGCACTGGGAAGAACTGCTAAATACTACAGGGAGAACCCAGAGGCAGCAGAGAAGCACAGAGCTTACCAACGAAAGTTAAACAAAGAACCTAAACAGGTCAAGTATCGTTCTGAGTTAAACGCTGCAAACCGTAAGGCTGGTACTTATGGTAACGGTGATGGTAAGGATATGAGCCATACTAAGAAGGGTAAGTTAGTGCTTGAGAAGGCTAAGACTAACAGAGCTCGTAATGGAGCAAACGGCAAATCTACAAAAAAGTAGGTAGCGAAAAAAATAGTATTTTTGTAACAAATATAAAAAGACATAAAATATGACATTAATTCCAGCAGGAACGAGATTTGATGCGATTAGAGTAAATGCACAATATCTTAATAAGAGGTCAGAGTTCACGAACACTAATGATCCAACATATTCAATCGAAGATTTAGCTAACACTATCGGTGGAGCATCTATAGGACCTCAAGGTTTACAAGGAGATCCAGGTCCAGTAGGTTTAACAGGACTTGATTGGCAAGGAACTTGGACATCTGGTACTAACTATACAACAACAGATGCTGTTGGTTATAATGGAGCTTCTTGGTTCTGTATATCTGACATCTCAGGAGGTACAGTAGCACCAAATGTTGACACTACTCACTGGGCATTATTAGCTGCTCAGGGATCTACAGGACCTCAAGGACCTCAAGGTTTTCAAGGTCCAGTAGGTCTTGCTTGGCAAGGGGCATGGGTATCAGGTGGCTCATATGGTTTAACGGATACTGTTAGATATGATGGATCAGCTTATTACTGTATAGCAACTTCACCGTTCTCAAGTACTACAACTCCAGACTTAGATCCTACTAACTGGTCTTTGTTAGCTCAAAAAGGAGACCAAGGAATTCAAGGAATTCAAGGAATTCAAGGAATTCAAGGTATGGAATGGCAAGGATTATGGGTTCTTAATGGATACTACAGCTTGAATGATACAGTGTTCTACAATGGATCTTCTTATATATCAATATCAGCTACTCCATTTACAAGTACAATCGTACCAAGTTCAGACTCTACAAATTGGTCTTTAGTGGCTCAGAAAGGAAATGATGGAGCAGCAGGTGGTGGATTGGCTGGACAATCTTATATTTTAGTACCAGGAAATTTATCTTCAGCTGGAGCTAATGGATTAGATTTAGTAACAAAATATAATCAGGCAGCAGCTTTAACTCCTTATGGATCACCTTTATCTGCAACAAACAGAGCTACTGTTGTTGTAGCACCAGGTTTTTACTCGTTAAATACTACATTTTCAGCCGTTTTTGATTTCGTTGATGTTGTTTCATTGACTGGAAATCAAGATATTTTATTATCAAGTAATTCAAATGTTGCGATTAATGCAATTGCTAATAACCAATACTTTAATGGTATTAAGATTACAAATGGTAAAAAATTCCAAATTGGTATCAATCAATCTAACTTAAAAGTTGAAAACTGTACAGCAGGTAATCAATCTTTCGGATATGGATCTGCTAATCCAAGAGGTACATTTATCAATTGTACAGCTGGTAACCAATCATTTGGATACTATAATGGAACTTCAACAAATTTATTAACTTGTATTGGTTGTACAGCAGGTTCTCAATCTTTTGGGGCTGGAACTGACGTAACTATAACAGGAGGAACTTATACAAATTGTACAGCAGGTGCTAGTAGTTTTGGATATGGAACTAATGTAATAACATCAGCAACTTTCATAAATTGTGTTGCTGGAAATGAGTCATTTGGTTCAGGAATTGGATGCACATCAGGTGGAGAGTTTAGAAATTGCGTAGGTGGAGATGATTCATTCGGATCAGGAAACACAGCTTCTAAATTTACGGGAAAAGCATATAATTGTATTGCAGGAAATAACTCTTTTGGAGGAGATGATTTAATGATTCAAGGAGCATTAATAAGCTGTACATTAACAGCTGGAACATTTAAGACAGTAGATCCTTCAGGAGTGATTAGATTCGGTTTAGACGGAACTTATACTATAATAAACTCAATATAAAAACATAAAATATGACATTAATTCCATCAGGAACTAGGTTTGACGCTATCAGAGTAGGTGCGTCAAACCTTAACAAAAGATCATCGTTAGTAAACACTAATGATCCAACATATTCTATAGAGGATATAGCTGCTACAGTTGAGGCTAACTTGCCTCCAACACCACCATCAGATGACACATTAGTTTCATTCTTAAAATTTTCAGCAACTGAAGTAATGCCTGGTTTCCCAGGTAATGAAATTACAAATTTAGTTGAATTTAAGAATGATGCTTTAATAAATCCAGGTGATGTACAATTAACATTTGCTGGAGCATCAGCTGGTTATAGCATACGGTTACTTACTTCATTACCAAATCCTTCTCTTTATGATTGGGCAATTGAAGTAGCTAGTGTTTCTGCGATTCCATTTATTACTCCAGCAGGAATTGTAGGTGCTGATTATTCACAGTATACACCTGACATGATTGGACAGATTGGAATATATTCTACAGTTAGTTCATTACCAATGAATTATACAATTGATAACATAGTTGTAAGAGTAACAGCAAAATTAAAACCATAACCATGAAGACATTTACTTTTAAAAATAAGACAAATTCATGGATGGCTGTAAATATCTATCCTATGACTGAAGAAGATTTTTCTTTATTAAAAGATGGAACAGCTGTAGAAAGAGCTAAATTTTACATAGATAAAGAAGATTTTGAGGCACCTATTGTTTGTACTTCAGTTGAAAATGAGTTATGTGATTCTGCAATTAATTCTAATAAACCAGAGTTAAATGAAGGAGATGTGTTTGAATTATTGACAGCTAATTTAGTGTATGAGGATGATACTTTAAAATCAGGTAATTTTACATATGCTATAAATGATCAATACAATATTAAAGCTATTAATATCTAAAAAAAAAATGGGATATCAAAAATTACAAGTAAGCAAAGCGCAGGTCGTTGTACCTACCGATGCTCCCATCTTAATTGATGGGCAGACATACCAACCATGTGTACTTTATATAGGTACAGGTGGGGACTTGGATGTAGTTACAGAGGATGGAGATGCTGTTACATTTAAAAATGTACCAAGCGGCATGTTCATGCCAGTATCAATCAAGAAAGTTATGCCGTCAAGTTCGGCAGCTGACATTTTAGCACTTTGGTAATATGCCTTCTATACTAGGAATATCAATCGCTATACAGTCTCAGCAATCTACAGGACCTATAAATCCTGGGTTGACAGATATTCGTATAACTGAGGAGGACTTCAATAGAGTAACAGAGGACGGTCAAACAAGAGAAACAGAATAATTATGGCAAATAAAAAAATATCACAACTACCAGCAATATCAGTTCCTTTAAAGGAAGATGATTTGTTTGAGGTAGCTATAGATCTAGGAGGCGGAGCTTCTTATGAGAGTAGATCAACTACAGGAAAAGACATTAAGGCTTTGGTAGGTGGATTAAAAGGAGTTCACTCATTATTACCTTTAGAAAGTGGAGAATGGACTTCCAACCTTATTGGGTTAAGTACTACATCTTTGTCAAATATTACACAATATTCTGAAAAAATAGTTTGCTTTCCATACATACCAAATCAAACATTTACAGTTTCATCTTTAAATATTAATGTTTCAGTTGCTTATACTGCTGGTGCAGTTATTAGATTATCAATATATTCAGATTTAGATGGAAAACCAAATGAATTATTGTTAAATAGCTCTGATTTATCTGCTAATCCAAGTGGTGTAAAAACATATAATGCCACATTTACATTTGAAGCTGGTTTTACATATTGGCTCGGATATCAAACAAGCAATGCAAATATGACTGGTACTATGAGTGGGGTTTCTGCTTCTGGTTCAATATACATAAAAAACAATGGTACATTTGGTTCAGTAACAACTAAATATATTTTTAATGCCCCTTATTTAAGTGGAGCTCCTACATCTTTATTAGGAGTTGCGTATACTGTAGATAGTCAACCAAACCCATTATTTTATTTAGTAAAAGCATAATATTATGGCACAAATTAGACAAGAGATTTATGATGATAATGGACTTTTAGAAGTTAAGTTTGTTGAATCAGATGAGCCAACACAAGAAGAATTAATCGCTCAAAAAGAAGCTGAATTATTAGCTATGTATAATGAGTTGAAAACTCTTAAGGGAGAATAACATGATTGTCCCACGTCCTTTAAAAAAAGTAAGGGAGAAGATTACAGTCTTCTCCCAAGAGGACAAGATCCCTACATTTAACTTAGGTAGCGGTACGGCAGATAGCACGACCGTTCTACACGGAGACGGCACATGGCAGCCAGAGACGGACTTAAGTGGATATGTTCCTTACACAGGAGCAACATCAGATGTTGACTTAGGTGAGCATGAGCTAAAGACAGGACAGGTAGAGTTCGATCAGTCACCAACAGGTACGGCAGGAGTTGCTGTAATGCGTTGGAATAACACTGATGGAACTGTAGATGTCGGTCTAAAGGGAGGAAATGTAACTCTTCAGATGGGTCAAGAGTTAGTTGTTAGAGTAGTAAATAAAGCTACTGTTGACTTACTAGAGGCTAACTATCAAGCAGTTAAAGTTTCAGGAGCTACAGGTCAGCGTTTAAGTGTTCAACTAGCACAGGCAAACAATGACTTTAACTCAGCTACAACTATAGGTTTAGTTACAGAGACTATACTTAAGAATCAAGAGGGATTCATCACAACAAGCGGTCAGGTAAAAGAAATCAACACAACAGGATCTTTACAGGGCGAGACATGGGCAGATGGTGATGTTTTGTATCTATCTCCAACAACAGCAGGTAACATAACTAATGTAAAGCCAGTTGCTCCAGAGCATCTAATTGTTATTGGATATGTAGAGTATGCGCACGCTATACACGGAAAGATATTTGTAAAAGTTGATAATGGTTATGAATTAGATGAACTTCATAATGTATCTATAACTACACCTGCTAATGACCAAGTATTAACTTATGAATCATCTTCTTCTTTATGGAAAAATAAAACATTAGACAAGACATCAGTAGGTTTAGGAAATGTAGATAATACAAGTGATGTAAATAAGCCTGTATCTACAGCACAACAAACAGCATTAAATCTAAAGTTTAATAACCCAACAGGTACTATATCTGATTACTTAAGAGGTGATGGTAGTGTAGCGGCTTTTCCAAGTATACCATCAGTCACCCCTTCTGCTTTAACTAAAACAGATGACACAAATGTTACTCTTACATTAGGCGGAACACCAGGAACTTCTTTGCTACAGGATGTATCTTTAACATTAGGTTGGACAGGAACATTAGCAGACTCTAGAATAGCATCAGCTTCAATATGGAACGCTAAACAAAATGCATTAACCAATCCTATAACTGGTACAGGAACTACTAACTATTTATCTAAATTCACAGGAACAAGTGCACTAGGAAATAGTTTAATATATGACAACGGTACTAATGTAGGTATTGGTACAACAAGTCTTGGAGAAAATAAAGTAAATATATATTCTTCTCTTAGTAATACATTAGATAGAACAAGCGCTTTAAGTGTAACTTATCAACCAACTTTTACTGCAACAACAGCATATAGATGGGGAATACAAGGTAATTTAAATATTGCTGGTCAAGGTACGATTGGTGGATATGGGTCAGCAGGTGTATTAGGTAGAATACAATTTACAGGCACTAACACATATTCATATAGTACAGGGCATGAATGGAGTGGAATAAAATCTGAAGTATTCATGCAGGCAAATAACACTGCAAATAGGTTAGCTGGTATTTACATTCAAGGACAAACTTCTGGTGGTGTTATAGGAGATTTTTATAGGTTACTTATACAAGATATTAATGTTGGAACTGTAACTAATGACTATGGAATATATCAGGTTTCAGGTGTTAAAAATTATTTTGCTGGAAACGTAGGTATAGGCACAAATGCTCCAGCATCTAAGTTAAACGTAGTAGGAACAACAACATTTTCAGCAGATGCTTATGGATATGTTTCTATTATTCCAACAGCTGGAAATGGAGGGACTGCTTATATAACACAAGGAACTAACGCTCCTAGAAATGGTGGTAATCTTGCTATAAGGGTAAATGCTGCTGTTCAAGGCGGTAACTTCTCAATTGAAACAAACGGATCTGAAAAATTTAGAATACTACCAGGTGGTAATGTTGGTATTGGTACAACTTCTCCAGGAGCATTATTACAAATAGGTAATACGTCATCTGCAAATGAACTTTTAAGATTAGGATTATCATATACTTCTGATAGAAGCGCTAGAGGCGCGGTTGCATGGAGAGATAGTGTTGATATTACAGGAAGAATTTATACTGAATATGATGGAACTATGGTTAGCATGGTATTTGGAAGTTTATATAATTCTGGATACAATACTAATAATTTAATGATTATTAGAGGTAACGGGAGTGTAGGTATCGGAACAATTTCACCAAATTCTTCTGCGAAATTACAAATAGATTCTACTACACAAGGATTCTTACCCCCTAGACTAAATTTAGCACAACGTACTGCAATATTAACTCCATCTATAGGATTAATTGTTTATCAAACAGACATGATAGAAGGATTATATATTTACAAATCAACAGGCTGGACGTTTGTAATTTAATTTTTATATCTTTGTAAAAATATAAATTATGAATCAAGAACAATCTTATCAAATTATTGAGCAAGCGTTAAACGCTGCTACGGTTAAAGGGGTTTTTAACCTGCAAGATGCAGCTAATATTTTAGCAGCTCTTAATGTTATCGGACCTTTATGTGTTACAGAAAAAGAAAAAGAAGATGTTATTTAATTGGGTAATATCTTCAATGGATTGTAAAATTAAAGAAGGTCAAATGTCTGATGTAGTTCAGACAGTTCACTGGAGATATAACGCAACTAATGTAGTTGAAAATAAAACTTACTTTGCAGAAATGTATGGCGCTTTGGCAGTAGGAGAACCTACCACAGAAAATTTTACATCATATTCAGACTTAACTAAAGAACAAGTGGTTAGTTGGCTGGAAGCAGAATTAGATACTAATTTAATGCAGGATAATTTAACTAAACAGATTGAGTTTCAAATAAACCCTATTGATGTCACATTACCTCCTCCTTTTTTATAGATAAATTATTATCTTTGTATCTATGAAATTCATATTCAGCATATTATTATTTTTCACTATATTATCATGTAGTCCTGTTAAGAGATTTAACAGGCTTATTAGACTACACCCTGAACTTATAACGTCAGACACGGTTACATTAGTTGATACGTTTAGATTAGTAGTTCCAGAGGTTAAGGTAGATACGGTTGTATCTGTAGAGTCTTTGTTAGATACTGTTTACTTAGAGCAGGAGCAACTTAAGGTTAAGGTTTGGATGAAGGGAGACCGAGTATTCATTCAAGGAAAGTGCGACACTGTTTATGTTGATAAGATCATAGAGAGAAGAATCCCAGTAAAATATTATAAAAAAGAAACTACATTTAGTGATGTGATACAGTATATACTTAAATCACTTTCGATCTTATTGGTCGTGTTGCTAATTGTATATTCAATCTATAGATTTTTATTGAAACGATGACATACACAGAATTAATACAGGCAGGATTAGTGGCTTCAACAGGGATTGTTGGTTACTTTTTAAGAATGGTTCACACTGACGTTAGAGCGGTAGTTGAGGACATGGGGAAGCTAAAGGGGAAGATAGAGCTTGTAGAGCAAGAGAGTAGATTGAAATATCAGTCAATACAGGAGCAGACTCAGCTAGAGATAAAGATGCTTGCAAAGAATGTAAGTGAGTTATCTAATGCTGTTAAGGAGTTAATGATTAAAATGCATAATTAATGTTTAAGAAGATATTAGATGATACGTTGAGACCTAATGGTAAGTGGAGCTTAAAAAGAGTTGCATCATTTGTGTCGTTCCATGTATCTGCTATATATGCTTTCTTGCCTGTAATCTTTAATGCATTTAAAGTTCAAGAGTTTGTATTCTGGGGGTTCATTACTTATTCTGCTACAGCAATTGGTATAACAGTTTGGAATAAAAAAATAGACAAAGGATGAAATTCACTCATAAACCATTAAAGACCTGCAAGTTAAGAACAGCTGGACTATACTCTGTTAAAGGAGCTATGTTTGGATTAACTCGCAAAAACAGCGATGGGTCACCTAGATCTCATCAAGGTATTGATTTAGCTACAGATGAAGGATATAGACTTTATGCTGTTGAGGATGGAGAGATCGTTGGAATAAATAAAGGTAAGGATGGATATGGATTCACTATTACTTTAAAAACAAATCGACCAGAAGAACCAAGTCTTCATAATAAATATGCTTTCTACGCGCATTGCAATCGTATTGATGTAAATATAGGAGATAGGGTAAAGGCAGGTGATCAGATTGCATTAAGTGGAGACACAGGAAATGCAGGTGGTATGACTACCGTAAGTAAGGGCGGTCATCTACATTTTGAATTAAGAGAAAAGGCAGTATGTGGGTTAGGATTAAAAGGAAGAGTTGACCCACTTCCATTCATAGAACTAGATTAAAATGGCAAAGAAACAAGGAGAAGTAAAGGCGATGACTAAGAAGAATGTGTCACGACCAGGTGTTCATTCTAAAGCAAAGACATCAAAACTTAAGACAAGCAAGAACTACGTTAAGTCTTACGGAAAACAAGGAAGATAATATTGTCACAAAAAAAGATTATATTTGTGACATAAATTTAATAAAATGAAAAAATTAACTACAGAAGAATTAGAGTCGTTCAACACGGCTCGTGACAACTACTATTCATTAAGAGGTAGATTGGCAGACATTGCTATTGCAGAAGAGCGTTTAAAAAACGACAAGCAGTCAACATTAATCAATATTAGCATTGCAGAAGAACAGCTTAACAAGGTGAATAATGAAGTTCACGAGAAGTATGGTGATGGTAATGTTAATATGCAAACAGGCGAAATATCATGATAGTCAGAAAGATATCGGTTGGTCCTGACTACATGAAGTGTATGCACTATGTAGTTGGACAGCCTGTTCTTGACAAGACTTATAACATCCAAGACATCATTCAGGATGTAAATGGTAATATCGATATTTATGTTTTCAAGGACGGAGAGATTGTAAAGTGGAAAACTTTCAATAGTACCATCCCTGTAACTATAGAATACAAAATAGACTTTTAATGGTTTCACCTTATTATTTTATTGTTAAGCCTCTTAACGGTAAAAGATATGACAGCGAGAAACAGTACGGAGATAAGACATTTATTGTAAGTTCATCTCAAGAAGATCATACCGTTACCAACAGGTTTGCAGTTGTACACGAGCTACCCTTAAACTATAATGGATTTATAGAGAAGGGTGACATAGTTATTGTGCATCACAACGTATTTAGAATCTATTACGATACAAAGGGGAGAGAGAGAAGCAGTTGGAATCATCTAGAGGACGACATCTTCGTAATTGAATATGATCAGATATACCTTTACAAGGGAGCTGATGGTGTTTGGAACTCACCATATCCATATTGTTTCGTTAAGCCAATAAAGAACGAGGATGACTCTGTAACAGCTGAGAAGGAACTATTTGGAACTGTTAAGTTTATCCCTGAGAACGATTACAATATAAATCCAGGAGACGTTGTATCGTTTAGACCTGACTCTGAGTATGAGTTTAGAATTGATGATGAGAAGTTATATCGAATGAAATTAGTTAACTTATGTCTGAAAGCTTAAAAGATAAGAAGGTACGTGTGTTGGAAGCTGCTGAGATGGCAGTGGATGAGTTAATCAATGTACTTAAGGAGAAGATCATTACCCATGGGGAGGATGACCTTTCTGCTGATAAGATGAAGAACGCTGCTTCAGCTAAGAGATTAGCATTTGATGATGCTATGGCTATGTTGCAGAAGATAGATGAGGAGAGAGGTAAATTAGAGGAGAAGCCAGTTGCTGAGATAAACTCAGGTAAGTTTGGTTTCGCTGAAGGAAGAGCTAGCAAGAATGGTAGAAAGTAATTACGCATTATATACGATCGATACAAAGCACGTATCTCAGAGCATCATAAATTCTAGGAATAAGAAGAAGTTATGGAAGTATGGATACGATGAGAAGTATGACCTTGTTGTGATATCTAAGGATGGAACGGTTGGTGAGGTTTATCTTATCAATGGTTTATACATCGGTTTGCCACTAGCTCCAGAGAAATTACCAAAGGGAGCTAATAAATGGATTCCTTATGATTACCCACAGGAGCTGTCAAAGGTAAAGACTATCTTTGAATGGAACAGAAGAGATAACGCGTTCAAGGCTAAGTGGGTAGACTTTGTAGAGGAGGAGTTTGACAGACGAGAGTTTGGTCACTTCTTTATGAATAACAGCAAGCCTACTTACTTGACAGGTACTCACTATATGTACTTGCAGTGGACCAAGATTGATGTTGGTCTACCTGACTTTCGTGAATCAAATAGAATATATTTTATCTTTTGGGAAGCTTGTAAGGCTGACTCAAGATGTTTTGGTATGTGCTACCTAAAGAACAGACGTTCTGGGTTCTCGTTTATGTCATCAGCAGAGACGGTTAATATCGGTACGCTAGCTAAGGATTCACGTCTTGGTATATGTTCTAAGACAGGATCGGATGCTAAGAAGATGTTTACGGATAAGGTTGTGCCAATTATTAGAAACTATCCATTCTTCTTCAAGCCAGTTCAGGATGGTATGGATAATCCAAAGACAGAGATCGCGTTCCGTGTTCCTGCATCTAAGATTACCAAGAAGAACATGAACGAAGAGCATGAGGAGGAGATAGAAGGACTTGATACAACGATTGACTGGAAGAATACAGCGGACAACTCTTACGATGGTGAGAAGTTGCTCTTCTTGGTTGAGGATGAGGCTGCTAAGTTAGAGCGACCTAATAACATACTTAATGGTTGGCGAGTTAGAAAGACCTGTCTTCGTTTGGGTAGTAAGATTATTGGTAAGTGCATGATGGGATCTACATCTAACTCACTGGATAAAGGTGGTGAGAATTACAAAAAATTATACAATGACTCTAACCCTGCGATAAGATCAGGTAACGGTCAGACTAAGAGTGGTTTATACTCTTTATTCATTCCTATGGAGTGGAACTTCGAGGGTTATATCGATGAGTACGGAATGCCTGTATTCGAAGATCCTGAGAAGCCTGTGACTGGAATTGATGGAGAGCCTATAAAGATTGGTGTAATATCTTATTGGAACAATGAGGTTGCTGCATTAAAGAATGACTCGGATGCATTGAATGAGTTCTACAGACAGTTCCCTAGAACAGAGTCTCACGCATTTAGAGATGAGTCTAAGCAATCTTTATTTAATTTAACTAAGATATATCAACAGATAGATTATAATGACTCTCTGATCAAAGAAAAGTTCCTTACGCGCGGAAACTTCCATTGGATGAATGGTCAAGAAGACACGAAAGTAGTTTGGTCTCCTGAAAAGAACGGAAGGTTCTTAGTTTCGTGGATGCCAACAGGTTCGATGGCAAATAATGTGATTGTGAAGAACGGAAGGAAGTTCCCTGGGAATGATCACCTTGGCTCGTTTGGGTGTGACCCTTACGATATATCTGGAACTGTTGGAGGTGGTGGATCTAATGGAGCGCTTCATGGGATGACTAAGTTCCATATGGACAAAGCTCCTACCAATGAGTTCTTCCTTGAGTACATAGCTAGACCACAAACTGCTGAGATATTCTTTGAGGATGTGTTGATGGCTTGTGTTTTCTATGGTATGCCTGTATTGGTTGAGAATAATAAGCAACGACTTCTTTACCATTTAAAGAACAGGGGTTATAGAGGTTTTTCTATGAACAGACCTGATAAACACATTTCTAAGCTGTCTAAGACAGAGATAGAGCTTGGGGGAATACCTAACTCATCTGAGGATGTTAAACAGGCTCACGCGTCTTCTATTAACTCGTACATCGAGGAGTATGTTGGTATGGATTCAGAGGGTACTTACAGAGATACAGATACTATCGGATCTATGTATTTTACTAGAACTCTTGAGGATTGGGCTAGGTTCGACATAAACAATCGTACAAAGCATGATGCCTCTATTAGTTCGGGTCTTGCAATTATGGCAAACAGAAGACATACATTCATAAAGCAAATTGAGAAATCAAAAATAAATATTAATTTTGCAAGATACAATAATAGTGGCAATACAAGTCAATTAGAAAAATAATGGATAAACCATCTATAAACATAGGAAACTATGGTTTCCCAGATCAGTTAGCATCTGATTCAGAAAAACAAACTAAGGACTACGGTCTGAAAGTGGGTAGAGCTATTCAATCAGAATGGTTCAAAAGAGTCGGCAATGATAGCTGTAGATACTACGATCAATTCGCTGAATATCATAGACTTAGACTTTACGCAAGAGGTGAGCAACCTGTAGCTAAGTATAAGGGTGAGTTAGCAATTGATGGTGATTTGTCGCACATGAACTTAGACTGGTCTATTGTTCCAATCATTCCTAAATTTGTTGATATTGTAGTTAACGGTATGAATGACCGTATGTATACTATCAAGGCTTCAGCTCAGGATATCATGTCTGCTGAGAAGAAGAACAAGTTCCAGGAGAATGTTGAGAAAAATATGGTAGGTAAGGACATCTTAACTATTATGAAGGAAAAGGGTGGTGTAGATGCGTTTACAATGCCTGAGCAAGATATTCCAGAAACAGACGAAGAATTAGAATTGTATATGCAGTTGAAATACAAACCAAGTATTGAGATTGCTGAAGAGATTGCTATTAATACATTACTAGAAACTAATGACTACAGCCATTCGATTAAACCAATGGTTGACTATGACTTAGCTAGTATTGGTAAGGGGGCTGTTAAACATAGCTTCACACAAGGAAGTGGAGTTACTGTTGAGTACGTTGACCCTGCTGTATTGGTTCATAGCTATACGGAGAAACCTGATCACTCAGATTGTTATTACTTTGGAGAGGTTAAACAAGTTCATTTTACTGAGCTTAAGAAGATTGACCCTACATTGACTCAAGAAGATTTGCTTGAAATTCAGAACTATGCAAGCGCATGGTATAACTACTTCCCTGTATTAAGAAACTTGAAAGATGATGCCTTTTCTAAGGACATGGTTACCTTATTGTTTTTTAACTATAAAACAAATAAAAACTTTGTCTACAAGAAAAAACAATTAGATAATGGTGGAGAGAGAGTTATCAAGAAAGATGACACATTCAATCCACCTGCAACTGAAGAAGATAGATTTACTAAGGTTCAGGTTATCAAAGATGTATGGTACGATGGTATAATTGTACTTGGAAGTAACAGATTGGTTAAGTGGGAGTTATTGAAGAATATGGTTAGACCAGAGGCTGCAACTCAGAATGCTTTACCTAACTATGTTGTTTCTGCTCCTCGTATATACAGAGGTCGTATCGATTCATTAGTGAAGAGAATGATTCCTTTCGCTGATCAGATTCAGTTGACTCACTTGAAGCTACAACAGGTAATGGCTAGAGTTGTTCCTGATGGGGTATTCATAGATGCTGATGGTATCAATGAGGTTGACTTAGGTACAGGAGCTGCGTATACTCCAGAGGATGCATTGAAATTGTACTTCCAGACAGGTAGTGTCGTTGGTCGTAGTTATACAGGAGAGGGAGAGTTTAACAACGCTCGTATTCCAATTCAAGAGTTAAGTACAAATAGCGGTCAAAGTAAAATGGCTGCATTGATTAATGTATACAACTACAACTTATCGATGATACGTGATGTAACAGGTTTAAATGAGGCTAGAGATGGATCTACTCCTAACCCTGATGCATTAGTTGGTGTACAGAAATTAGCAGCATTAAATAGTAACACAGCTACTAGACACATCTTGAATGGTGGTTTAGATATTACTAGAAAGTTAGCTATTTGTTTATCTTTAAGAATTTCAGATATTCTTAAGTATGCAGATTTCAAGGAAGAGTTTGCAATGCAGATTGGTAAATACAATCTATCTATATTAGAGGATATTAGTAATCTTTATTTACATTCATTTGGTATATTCATTGAGCTAGAGCCAGACGAAGAAGAGAAGCAACAGACTGAGGCTAATATACAGATGGCATTAACTAGAGATCAAATTGATTTAGAGGATGCTATTGATATTCGTTTAGTTAAAAACTTAAAGCTTGCTAATGAGTTACTTAAGGTTAAGAGAAAGAAACGCGATGAGAAACGTCAAGCTGCTGAAATGCAAAAAATGCAACAGCAGGGAGAGATTAATATGCAATCTCAACAAGCGGCAGCACAAGCTAAGGCACAGCAAATTCAGATGGAAGCTCAGGTTAAATCATCTGTTAAGCAAACTGAGATGCAATTAGAGATGCAGAAGATGCAGATGGAGGTTGAATTCAAGAAAGAATTAATGCAGTTAGAGTTTAACTATAATATGCAACTTAAAGGAATTGAGACTGAAAATCTTATGCAACGTGAAGAGAAGAAAGAACTAGCTAAAGACGATCGAGTTAAGAAGCAAGCTACAGCTCAATCTAAATTAATCGATCAAAGAAAAAATAACTTACCACCAGTTAACTTCGAGTCAGAGGATGATAGCCTTGACGGATTCGACTTATCTGGATTTGAACCAAGATAAATAAATAATTATGACACCAGGAAAATTCATCGGAACATTATTCCAATCAAGAGATGCTATGCACATCACACATTTGCAGACAACATCTTATTCAGAGCATAAAACATTAGGCGCATACTATGAGGGTATACTAGAGTTAACTGATTCATTTACAGAGAAATACTTCGGAAGAAATAAACGAGTAGAGATTGTTATTCCAGAATCTAAGAAGTTATCTGCTATGGAGCACTTGAAGTCTATGCAACAAATGATCGAAACTGAGAGAGATAACTACTCTTCAGATTTACAAAATATTATGGATGAGATGGTTGGGTTAATTAACGAGACCCTGTACTTACTAACGCTAGTTTAGTAGTATTAAAAAAATAGTTAAATTTGTAACAAATTAAAATTAAATATAATGGATGAGTTTAAAGTAAGGCTTGTTGACTCTGAGGAAAAATCAATCGCTCAAATTGAAGAGCAGTTGATTGAAGAGCATCAAGAAAGTATTGAAGAAACGGTAGAAACTCCAGTAATTGAGGAAACTTCAATTATCGAACAGCCTACCAATGAGATAGATGACAATGTCGTTCTTTCACATATTAAAACAAGATACGGAAAAGAGATTAACTCTTTAGATGATTTATTTCAGGAGCGTGAAGCAAATGAAGAATTACCTGAAGATGTTTCTGCTTTTTTGAAGTATAAAAAAGAAACTGGTAGAGGTATTAATGACTTTATGGAATTAAATAAAGACTTTGATAGCATGAAGCCAGAATCTTTACTAGCTAGTTATTATAAGGAACAAAATCCTGAATTAGACGATGAGGACATCGCTCTTGAGATGGAAAGATTTTCTTATGATGAGGACTTTGATGACGATAAAGAAATCAAAAGAAAAAAACTAGCTGCAAAAAAAGAGCTTGCAAAAGCAAAGGATTACTTCAACAATCTGAAGGAACAATACAAAGTGCCTCTTGAGTCAAGAGCTGCTTCAGTTCCTAATGAAGACATGGAGGAGTACAATGCTTTTAAAGCAAATAAGAGCGCCCAGTCTATGCAGCAAGAGGAGCAAATGAAGCGTCAGAAGTTTTTCGCTGAAAAAACGGACGAATTGTTTTCAGATAAATTCGAAGGTTTCGGGTTTAATGTTACTGAAAATGATAGAGTTACGTACAAGCCAGCGGATCACAGAACACTTAAAGAGCAACAATCTAACCTAGGTAACTTCATCGGAAGTTTCTTAGATGAGGAAGGTTTCTTAAAGGATGCTGAAGGTTTCCATCGAGCTATAGCCGTAGCAACAGACCCTGAAAAGTTTGCTAAATTCTTCTATGAGAAGGGTAAAGCAGATTCGGTGGTGGATTTTGAGAAAGAATCTAAAAACATTGATATGATTCGAACAGCTCCTAACCCAACTCCTAATGAAGGTGGTATGAAGATACGAGTAGTAGATGATGGCGGAAATAGTACATTTAAGATTAAAAAACGCTAAAAACTAAAAAAAATGGCTTTAAACACACCAGGGTATTCACTTACTCCAAGTGCAGCGAAAACACCGCTTGCATCAAATTACATCTCTGATTTCAACTTTTTGAATCAGTATTTACCAGACACTTACGAGCAAGAGTTCGAGCGTTACGGTAACCGTACAATCGCTTCTTTCTTACGTAATGTAAGTGCTGAGATTCCATCTGCATCTGATTTAATCAAATGGTCAGAACAAGGACGTTTGCATACAAAATATACAAATGTACAAACAACTGCAGTAGCTGGAGTTGGTACTACTACTGCTACATGGACAGTTACTCCATCTGACTCTACTGTTTCCTCTTGTAACTTCCGTAAAGGTCAAACAGTTTTCTTGTCTGCTAACACTGGTACTGCATCTGACAAAGCTGTAGTTATCACTGATCCTGTAGGATTTACTTTTGAAGTAGCTTACTACTCAGCAAATGGTCAGTCAATTGATGCTAATACAGCTTCAACTGCATTCGTTTATGGTTCTGAGTTCTCTAAAGGAACAACAGGAATGGAAGGTTCTTTGGAAGCTCAATTTCAATCTTTCGAAGTTAAACCAGTTATCATCAAAGATAAATATGCTGTTTCAGGTTCTGACATGGCTCAAATCGGATGGGTAGAGGTTTCTACTGAGAATGGTGGTTCAGGTTACTTATGGTACATGAAATCAGAGCACGAAACACGTTTACGTTTTGAAGACCAATTAGAAATGATGATGGTTGAGCACGTGGTTGCTGGTTCTGGTTCTGGAGCTGAGTCTTACTTTGGTTCTACTAACGCTGGATCTCAAGGTATGTTCGCTGCTATCCGTGAAAGAGGAAACATCTGGTCTGCTGGTAACCCAACTAACTTAGCTGACTTTGATTTAGTAGTTAATCGTCTTGATAAACAAGGAGCTATCGCTGAGAATACATTATTCGTAGATCGTCAGTTCTCTTTCAACATCGATGATATGTTAGCTGCTCAAAATTCTTACGGTTCAAATGGTACATCTTATGGTTTGTTTGACAACGATAAAGATATGGCATTGAACTTAGGATTTACAGGATTCCGTAGAGGTTACGATTTCTACAAAAC